TCTTGGATGGCAATTGTAAATTATGATGTTGACCCAGGCGGGGTAACTAATAAAATATATTTTTCAGCGTTAACTGAGCAATTTTCAGGTGGTACAGGTTCATCGGGTACAAGTGGAAGTAGTGGAACTTCAGGTATCGACGGTTCATCAGGTACATCAGGAACAAGCGGTAGCAATGGTACGGATGGTACTTCAGGTTCTAACGGAACCGATGGTTCATCAGGTACATCAGGAACAAGCGGTAGCAATGGTACGGATGGTACTTCAGGTTCTAACGGAACCGATGGTTCATCTGGTACTTCAGGAACGTCTGGGTCAAGTGGTACATCGGGATCTTCAGGGTCTAGCGGTACATCCGGTACTTCAGGAGTCACACCTTTATTACCAAACAGGTCTTGGGGTTCATTCCTTTCAACACAAAGTCAGTATGTTACATCAACAACTACAGCCTATTCTATGACTGCAGAAACAGTATCTTCATCAAGTGGTGTAACAGTTTCTGCAGATACAAGATTTGTTGTTGCGAGTGCGGGTACGTACAATCTTCAGTTTTCTTGTCAGATAGAATCGACAGGTGGAGGAAATACTCAAACTATGGATATTTGGTTGGCAATAAATGGAAACAATGTAGATAATTCAAACACTCAAGTTGTTGGTAATTCTAATAACGGTAGGTCTGTTGCTGCGTGGAATTTTGTCGAACCTATGAATGCTGGTGATTATTTCGAGTTAAAATTCAGCGTTAGTGATATAAGATTGGGATTTGCTTATGATCCAGGTCCATTCACAAATCCAACAAGACCAGCAGTACCTTCGGTCATTGTGACTGTCACTCAAGTATAAGATATTAGTAATATTTCAAAACAACCCTCCACTTATTTGGAGGGTTTTTTATTTTTTATACAAAATATATTTTAATGAAAATTTTTGTACAAATCGCCTCTTACAGAGACCCTCAATTAGTTCCAACAATTAAAGACATGTTGGCAAACGCAAAAAGACCAAAAAACTTAGTATTAGGAATATCCAGACAATTCAGTGAATCCGATGGTTTTGATAACTTAGATGAGTTCAGATCCGACAAAAGATTTAAAATCTTAGATATACCTTATCAAGAAGCTCAAGGTGTTTGTTGGGCAAGACATTTAGTACAACAATTATATGATGGTGAAACTTATACTTTACAGATAGATTCACATATGAGATTCGTGAAAGATTGGGATGATATCTTAATCAAAATGATAAAGGGTCTACAAAAGGATGGGTATAAGAAACCTCTACTTACGGGTTATGTACCCTCCTTTGATCCTGACAACGACCCTGCAGGAAGAGCCACTGATGCTTGGAGAATGGTTTTCGATAGATTCATTCCTGAAGGTGCTGTTTTCTTCCTACCTGAAACAATCCCAGGTTGGAGAGAAATGAAAAAACCTGTTACTGCAAGATTCTATTCTGCCCATTTCTGTTTTACGTTAGGTGAGTTCTCTGTAGAGGTTCAACACAATCCTGAATATTATTTCCACGGGGAAGAAATCTCAATTGCTGCGAGAGCGTATACTTGGGGTTATGATTTATTCCACCCTCACATTCCTGTTGTTTACCATGAATATACTCGTAAAGGAAGAACAAAACAGTGGGATGACGATAAAGAATGGGTAAAAAGAAATCAGAAAAGTCACTTAACCAATAGAAAACTATTTGGTATGGATGGTGAAGTACAAGAAGGTCATGATGGTCCATACGGTTTTGGTCCTGTTAGACCTTTGAGAGAATATGAGAAATATGCGGGTATATTGTTCGAAAAAAGAGCAATTCAAAAATACACATTAGATAAAAATTATCCTCCAAACCCTTACAATTATGCTACAGAGGAAGATTGGAAAAATGATTTTGCTAAAGTATACAAACATTGTATTGATGTTGGATATGATAAGGTACCTGAAAAGGATTATGACTTTTGGGTGGTTGCATTCCATGGTCCTAATGACGAAACGCTTTTCAGAAGAGATTCTGATAAAAACGAAATTCAAGGGTATTTCAGAGACCCTGACAAATATTGTAAAATTTGGAGAGAGTTCCAAACAGATGTTATGCCAGCATATTGGGTTGTTTGGCCACACTCTGAATCAAAGGGTTGGTGCGAAAGATTAACAGGTCAATTAACACACAATCACGTAAGTTAATGAAATTTTTAGACCTTCCTAAGTTTGTTATCAATCTTGATCACAGGGTGGAGAATTTATCTCTAATCACTGAGGAAATGAATTATATTGGCTGGTCTTTTGAGAGATTTAGTGCAATCAACACTAACAGTTATATGGGGTGTACTTTATCACATCTCGAGGTGATTAAGATTGCAAAAGAAAGAGGATATAAGAGGGTAATGGTAATCGAAGATGATTGTATTTTCATGCCTTATTCGAAGTCATTCATAGATCAATTAGAGAATCAAATAGAGGACATAGAGTTTTCAGTTTTTAACGTAACTCCCTCTTTGAATAGACCTGTTAACAGAAGTGAAAAATATAATCTTCTTTTGGATATAACTAATCTTCCACCAAGAAACAACAATGATAACGCGGAGACATTTGCGACAAATATGATGATATACGATGAATCCGTTTATGATGAGATTTTCGATATATCACTAACAGCTTTCACATCAGGAGATTACTACTTTCCGATTGACGGATACTTGGCGAATTTTATTTATCCTAAGAAACAAAGTTATTGTCCAATATTACCGATTGCACCTCAGAGAAGATCTTATTCTGATGTGTCACATGGGATGTACAATAATTATTATACACAGGTTTACAATTGGAACCAATACTCTCCCGTGAAAATAGAAAGTTTCTATGTTCATCAAGACAAAATGGAAGAGATAAAAAAAGAAAAAAAACATATAGATTTCAATGTCAGTTAAATTCATAACCGCAATATACGGAAGGTTGAACGGAACAGATTTAGGTGGTAGACCTGCGAGAGGCGGCCACTACAGATACAGTTTACTGTCACTTCTAAAAATGACAAATGCAGATTTCGTTTGTTATACCACAGAAGAAGAAAAGCAAGAATTAGAAGTATTCTTTTACGAACTACACAATATAGATCCTAAACAATTACAGTTCAAGACGTTCAGTCTTTATGACACTAAATTCAAGGATTTAATCAATAGTAAAAAGAACTTGGATCAAGTTAAAAGTTCTGATAGATGTGTCGAGGTACAATATTCTAAGTTTCACTGGTGGTGGAATGAAGATGGTTCCTATGATTATTATTATTGGATTGATGCAGGACTTTCCCACTGTGGACTTATACCTTTGAAATACCTTACTGATGAGGGACTTCAAAGACGTTACTATGAATCAAACTTATTTCAGAATGATTTCTTATCAGGTTTGAATGAATTCACTGGCGATAAAATTTTCTTAATAGGAAAAGAGAATGATAGAAATTATTGGTCAGGAACTGTCGATAGAAAATATTATACAGAATATGATAGATCTATCCATATCATTGGTGGGTTATTTGGTGGTAAAAAAGAAAATTGGAATTGGTTGGTAACAACATTCGAAGATTATCTTCAAAAAGTGTTGGAGGATCCTCAAGAAGGGTTACCTATGGAAGAACAAATTATGACCCTAATGTATGTGAATCATAGAGAAAGATTTGAGAGAAAACACTTCGACATATGGTGGTGTAGAGATAATTGTCCTCCTGGCACGGACCCAACGCTTTTCGACAGAAATAAAAGTTTCTATAAAATATTAACAGAAATAAATAAAATAGATGAGTGATATTACAATTGTAACGGGGATATGGGATATCGGTCGTGACGGATTATCAGAAGGATGGTCACGTTCATATTCTGACTACATGAAAAGATTCGACTTAGTTTTGGATTTTGATGTAAACATGATAATTTACGGAGACAGTAAATTACAAGAGATTGTTTCTAAAAAACGAGATCCAAATAAAACACAATTCATTTTGAGAGATGTAGAATGGTTCAGAAACAACGAATTCTACAACAACATACAGACAATAAGGAACAATCCCGAATGGAAAAACCTTGCAGGGTGGTTACCTGAGTCGACTCAATCAAGACTTGAGTTATACAATCCATTAGTTATGTCGAAGATGTTCCTTCTTCACGATGCTAAAATAATGGATAGGTTTGATTCAAAATATATGTTTTGGCTTGACGGTGGTATTACCAATACGGTACATCCAGGGTATTTTACACACGATAAAGTTTTGGATAAACTTTCCAAATATATCTCTAAGTTTTCATTCATATGTTTTCCTTACGAAGCAAATAACGAAATCCACGGTTTCGAATTCAATAAGATGAATGAAATTGCTGGTGCTAAAGTGGAAAAAGTTGCAAGAGGTGGGTTCTTCGGAGGTCCTAAAGACACGATATCTGAAATCAATGGGATATATTATAACCTTCTTAACACTACTTTAAGGGATGGGTATATGGGTACTGAAGAATCTATTTTCAGTATCATGTGTTACAAAAATGCCGATTTAGTAAATTACTTTGAAATTGAAGGAAATGGTCTAGTTGGTAAGTTCTTCGAAGATTTGAAAAACGACAGGTTAGAAGCCAAGACAGAACATAAAGTTAATGGTGTATCAAAATCTCCTATGGATCCGAAAAAAGTGGGCTTATATGTTATAACTTTCAATAGTCCCAATCAATTCAAAACGTTAATTGATTCAATGAATGCATACGATAAGAATTTCTTAGAAATGCCTAAAAAATTCTTATTAAATAATTCTACAGATCACTCGACATTTGAAGAATATGATCAACTTTGTAAAGAATATGATTTCGAACATATTGTCCCTGAAGGGGGTAATTTAGGAATATGTGGTGGTAGACAATTCATTGCTGAACATTTCGATAAGACTGATTTAGATTACATGCATTTCTTCGAAGATGATATGTTCTTCTACCCTGAGGTTGGTGTTTGTAGAAATGGATATAACAGATATGTTGAAAATTTCTATTTGAAAACTTTGGAAATCATCCACAGGGAAGAATTCGATTTCATGAAATTGAACTATACGGAATTTTTTGGTGATAATGGAACACAATGGGCGTGGTATAACGTACCTCAATCCGTCAGAGATGAGTATTGGCCAAACAACAAAAGGCTACCTGAATTAGGATTAGATCCAAATGCACCAAAGACCGCTTTCCATTTAGTTCAATCATATCAGGGTATCCCATATGGTGTAGGAGAAATATATTACTGTAATTGGCCACAAATAGTTTCAAAAGAAGGTAATAAAAAAATGTTCTTAGAAACAACATGGGCTAGACCTTTCGAACAAACATGGATGTCATACATCTATCAAGAAATGAAGAAGGATAGAATATTTGCAGGTATTTTACTTATGACTCCTACAGAACACAATAGATTTGACCATTACGAAAGAAGCCTACGTAAAGAATCCTAACTAATATATTTATTGTTATGGAATTTTTTATAATGCAGAATGCCACGCTTCCTTTGCTCAAAATGCAGATAGTGAAGGACGGTAGAAGTGATTATGTTACTTTCATGAATTTATTGGAAGTATCTAACATATTTTTCAGTATGGTTAATACTGCAACAGGTATTCCTAAGATTGTTTCGGCGCCGGCTAGTATTGTAGAGAAAACATTTGCAGAACCTGGCACCCCAACTGAGTATTACGTTTATTTCCAATTCAACGCAATGCAAACCGACACACCTGGTAGATACGTAGGTCAGTTTTTACTCAAGAGTGACGAAGGGAATCTTATCTTACCGATAAGAGAACAACTTTACATCAATGTTCAACCGAGTTTTATTTCCTCAACAAACTGTTGTTAGTTTGACGACAGAGTTTCTTTTTTTATATTTATTGTAGATGAGTAAGGTAAATTTCACGATAGTGTGAAAGCCAATAAACCACTCGCTACAATATATGTTTACAAACGAAGAAATCGAAGCGTTCCTTCAAGGGAACGATGATGAGCAGTTTATAGTTGCCATCGAGTTTGATTATGTTTCAAACTCCATTTTCAAAATCAAAGAGATACCTGGTAAGGGTAAAGAAATCAGAAAAGACACATTCATTCCATTTGCGTGGGTTGGTGATTTGAGAAATATTAATTTCTATCAAGGATCCAAAGGTGCTCAGAAAGAAGCAATGACCAAATACGGTATTGTCATCGAAAAACTAGGTACGATGGATAATGAAAGACTCGAGAAAGGTCTTACCTTCTTAGTCAAATCACTGAAAGGATATAGAGAATTAGTTCAGTTTTTCCGTGATGGAGGATGTGATCCATGGGGTGAAAAAACTAAAGATAAAGTTCTTATATTGCCTCCCGTAGAACAATATTTAATTTCCAAAGAGAAAAGATTATTCAAAGGATTCACAGATTATGATGATGTAACAAGACTTGTATTTGACTTGGAGACAGATGCATTGGATCCTAAGGATGGTCGTATATTCATGATCGGAATCAAAACAAATAAGGGTTATCACAAAGTAATTGAGTGTTTGGACGAATCACAAGAAAAAGGCGCAATCATAGAGTTCTTGGATATTATTGACCAACTCAAACCAAGTATTATTGGTGGTTATAATTCAGCAAACTTCGACTGGCACTGGATATTCGAAAGAGCACAAAGACTTGGTATCGATATGAGAAAAGCGGTAAAATCCTTACACCCAAATCATTCATACACAAGAAAGGAGTCCATTTTGAAACTCGCAAACGAAGTTGAGGATTATCTACAAACTTCAATTTGGGGTTATAATGTGATCGATATTATACATGCGGTACGTAGAGCTCAGGCAATCAATTCAAGTATTAAGGCGGCAGGTTTGAAATATATCACAACCTTTATAGGTAAGGAGGCACCTGATCGTGTTTACATAGATCACGGTAACATAGGAAAAATGTATGCTGCCAAAGAAGAGTACTGGTTGAACGTAAAAAACGGGAAGTACAAAAAGGCTTCAGAGTATGCGGATCTTGATATAAAGTTCCCTGGAACATACATAAAAACAACAGGAGACAATCTTGTTGAGAGATATCTTGATGATGACTTAGAGGAAACTTTAGCTGTGGATAAAGAGTTCAATCAGGCTTCATTTTTACTCGCATCCATGATTCCAACAACTTATGAAAGAGTATCTACAATGGGTACCGCAACACTTTGGAAAATGTTGATGTTGGCGTGGTCTTACAAACACGGTCTTTCAATACCGGCGAAACAAGACAAGACAGACTTCGTAGGAGGTCTTTCCCGACTACTTAAAGTAGGATATAGTAAGAATGTACTCAAGCTCGACTTCTCGTCTCTATACCCCTCTATTCAACTTGTACATGATGTTTTTCCTGATTGTGATGTAACAGGTGCAATGAAAGGAATGTTGAAGTATTTCCGTGACACACGTATCAAATACAAACAACTCGCTGAAGAATATTACACCACGGATCCCCAACTATCTGCGTCTTACTCAAACAAACAATTACCGATCAAAATATTCATTAACTCAATGTTCGGTGCCTTATCGGCTCCACAGGTTTTTGCGTGGGGTGACATGTATATGGGTGAACAGATTACTTGTACGGGTAGACAATATCTCCGTCAGATGATCAAATATTTCATGAGTAAAGGTTACACTCCACTTGTGATGGATACGGATGGTGTAAACTTTTCGAGCCCTGAAGATGTGGATACACACAAGTACATTGGTAGAGGACTTAATTGGAAGGTGAAAAAAGGAAAAGAATATACAGGTCCTGATGCTGACGTTGCTGAATATAACGACATATTCATGAGAGGGGAGATGGCTCTTGATACTGACGGAGTGTGGCCTTCGTGTATAAATCTTGCCAGAAAAAATTACGCAGTAATGGATGCCAAGGGTAAGATAAAGTTGACTGGCAATTCTATCAAATCGAAAAAGCTACCTTTGTATATTGAGGAATTCTTGGACAAGGGAATCAAAATGTTATTGAAAGGTGAGGGTAAGGAGTTTATCGAGTATTATTACGAGTACCTTCAAATCATATTTGATCAGAAAATACCTCTATCGAAAATTGCTCAAAGGGCTAAAGTAAAACTTACTCTTGATGATTATAAGAAAAGATTAACTCAAAAGACCAAGGCAGGAAACAGTATGAGTAGGATGGCCCATATGGAGTTAGCTTTACAGAACAACCTCAGTGTGAACTTGGGTGATGTTATCATGTACGTGAATAATGGTAAAAAGGCTTCTCAGGGGGATGTTCAAAAGATGACCGCAAAACAAATCAAAGATACAAACGAGTACAATCTTAATATCAATCCGAAATACAAACCTATTACGGATGGCGTTGTTGTTAACTGTTATATGTTGGATGCTAATATTTTAGAAACAAATCCTAATTTAACAGGTGAATACAATGTACCGAGAGCGGTAACAACATTCAACAAAAGAATTGAGCCTTTGTTAGTTTGTTTCAAACAAGAGGTCAGAGATGGTTTGATTGTTAATGATCCTGCAGATAGAGGTATATTCACAACAGGTCAATGTGAACTAATAAATGGATTACCATTCGAAGAAGGTGACCAAGACAAATTGAAAGAAGATGTGTTGGATATTACAGAACAGGAATTGAACTATTGGCACCGTAGAGGTTTACAACCCGATTATATGTACGAATTGGCTGAGGAAGGTTGGCAAGAAAAATTAGGATTGCTTCAGACCGTCTGATGATAAGATATACCAATTACCGTTACAATATCTGAACTCGATACAGGCACCTCTATCACATGTGATTTCGTCAAACTCTTCATCAATCTTTCCTACATCAGGAAGGATGATTAAGTGTGTCAAGGCTTTAACAACCACATGATCAGTAGTAGTACTTTGTAATTTTACTGTTGTAGATTTGTCACCTCTTACGATAATACAATCTTCACCATTAGTGATGTAATAATCCTCATTATTAACTAATGAAATTTCTGAGGTCTCAATAATTTTTCCCTCGAATAATCTCTGAGACGGGAGTGATTTAATAATTGACATTAGACTACGTATATTTGTCTTGGAAACGCTCTGAACTTCATTTGTTTGTTCAGATTTTCTGCCAACAAGGCTTCTTTTTCCATTACCTTTTCAGGACGTAAGCGTTCTAATCTAAGTTTTAATTCTTCTTCAAGTTTAGATTTTTCATCTTTCGCCTCTGTTAATAGACTTTGATAGTCCATAGTAATTTCAGAGTCCGGCGTTTTTAGATTACCGCTGTATTTTCCTCTAACTCTCGCTAAAGTTTCTTTACAGTATGCGGTAAACCATCTTCTAACCCATTGTTGTGCAGGTACGTTAAGGTCTTCCCATTCTAATGTTTCCAAAGGAACATCTGAGGGAAGTTTTATTATATCGGGGTTTGCTTTCAAACAAGCGTCCCTATCTTCAGGACCAACTTCATAGTACCAATACCATACACGGTATTGATTATACCCGATTGTACCCCAATCAAACCTACCTCCTGGTACATTATAAAGTTGAAGTAATTTTTTTCCATCAGGTAAACCTGTTATTCTATATGTTAGATCTCCACCATAGATACGGTTCAATATGTTAACTTCTTGTAATCGTAATAACATGTCGAATCCAGATGTCATAAGGTATGAACCTTGATATCCCATTTGTGCATAGCCAGCTCCACCACCTAAACCAGGTGCTCCTGCAAATCCACCACCCCACGGATTAAATAATCCTGATGTCATCTCTGATGGTGTAAACCATAAAACCTCGTTTACCTCACGACCTGCAGGTATTTCATAAAGTTGTGTATTTGCGGAAAGGGTAATGTAATCTTTTTTGAGAACCCATGGACCCGATGTTTGAAGACCAACAATCTTTGAATATGCGTACGTGAATTGGTTTTCAAAATCCATTGTTCTTGTTACCAATGCTTTGGCAACAGATTTCTCATCCATATTTAAGTTAACTAAGTTAACCCATTGTGACTCGATCAACCAATCTAAAGTGTATTGTGTATAATCTTGAATTGATAGTTCCATCAAAGAATCCATCATTTCATCCTCCAATTCTACCGAACGTAGAGGGGCACCTAACTGATGTTTGATACGTGTATAAATTCGACCTCTTTCTGGTTCTCCGATTACTGCCATAATAATATAAATACTTTCTAAAAGTTATTTTATATCGTACAACAAAGCGTCTTTAGGAAACACGAAGTTTCCACCGATGATATTTGGTTTTTTATTGAATATGAGAACATTCTTTCCTTTTTGGAAAATCATCCAATCTGTTGAATATTGTTTGACATTACCTGTACCTGTAAGAATTATCTTATCACCTTTTTCTATTCTATCTTTGAACCCCTTGATTTGTGCGGTGTATTCTTTTCCGTCTACGGTGATTTTTGCGTCGATACCCTTTGTCATATCTTCTTCGTCTCCCAACCCACCAGTTTTAACTGCGGATCCCGCTCCCAAAAATCTATTGATGATTGCAACTGTAATTTCTTCCCTTTTTTCTCCTGCTGAGTCAGTATCAATCAATGTTCTCATTAAGTTTTGGAATGTAGAACTTTCCTTGTCAAATATTCTGAATTTAAAATGGTCTATTGCCTTGTTGAATCTTGTTATTTCTGCAAGTTGTTCGCCTGGCGTCTTACCAACAAAATCTATCAACGGCTTTTTCGGATCAATAGATTTGATCACCTTATTTATATCGTTAACCAATATACAAAAAGCGTTGTAGTTGGTGTTTAGTTTATTTACAACAGATCTACCTGGTGATTCCAAATTATAAACACCGGCCATGTTTCCTTGATTGTCCCTTTCGGCCCAATTTTCTCTGAATACCTCTCTTAATACGTTGTTGATATTAGCACTGTATTCGTATTTTATCTTTTTGTTTACATTAAACATTACTCTCACAGCTTCAACAAACTCACTAGAACACTTCTCTGATTTTCCTTCAGATAAAATCTGTTTGAATTTTATAGACTCAGCTAATTTTGTTTCCGTCTTCATCTCATACATTTTTGAAACAAAGTCCCAATTTACCACTTTCCAAAAATTTGCAATGTACTCGTCTCTTTTGTTTCTGTATTTCAAATAATAAGCGTGTTCCCACAGATCAAGACCCAATAAAGGAAAACCCCCACCTTCAATTACATTCATCAGCGGGTTGTCCTGATTAGGAGTTGACATTATCTTCAACTTGTTTTGACTCGTTAATACCAACCAAACCCAACCTGATCCGAATCTTTCTTTGGCTATTGTTTCAAACTCTTTTTTGAAGTTGTTGAAATTTTTATATTGTTTTTTGATTTTCTCTTCGAGTTCCCCTTTTAGTTTCATTGGTTTTGGGGATAACATATTCCAAAACAATGCGTGATTGAATGCACCACCTGCGTTGTTTCTTATTGTTTTGTCATACTTTGATATCGATTTTATTATCTTCTCCAAATCGAGATCGCCGTATTTTTTCTTAGAAAGTGCGTCGTTTAGTTTATCAACATAGCCTTTGTAATGTTTGTTGTAGTGGAAGTTCATCGTTTCTGCGTCGATGAATCCTTTGAGGGCTGAGTAAGAATAGGGTAATTTTTCTATTCCTATTTTTTTCATTTCTGTGATTAACAACTTGGTTTCTTCTTGAATGTGTGTTTCTGTAATTTGTTTTTCAAGTTGTTCAATCTTCTGTTCTAGTTTATTCATATAAATGGATTATTCTATAAATAATCCGTAAGTTCGTTATTGTCTACGTTGGTTAATTTGTTTCATAATTTCTTCTACTATATCTACATCATTCTTTACATCACCCATCACCGTAGCAATAACTTGTTTTTTCTTATTGAGTATGTCGTAAATGATACCTTCTATGGTATTTTCAAATATTGGATAGTAAACTAGTACATTGTTTTTTTGTCCGTATCTATATGCTCTGTCTTCCGCCTGAGAGTGGTCGGACGGTAAAAATGATAAATCGTTCATGATAACAGCTTCAGCGGCAGTCAGGGTAATTCCCACCCCAGCGGCTTTTATATTACCAACGAACACTTTTACTTTATCATCATTTTGGAATTTATCTACACTATTTTGTCTGTCGGGTTTTGACATTGATCCATCTAATCTAACAGCCGCTTTCCCGAAGTGTTGTACAATCTGTTCTAATGAGTTTGTGAAGTTACAAAATATAATAACCTTTTTACCTTGTTCTATGATGTTTTCCGCTAATTCAATAGTATTCAAGACTTTCTCATTTGCAATCACTTGTCTTACCTCAGTTAGTTTGGTGAACTGTACTGTTAGTGATTTACTTTCATCAGGATTTTTTTCGTACCAATTGTAATAGTCACCCATAACTTCCTCATATTTTTTGGATTTCAGTCTAAGGTAAACTGGGGTAATAATTTTGTCAGGTAGATCCAACACATTTTCTTTCAACCTTCTTAGGACCATGTTGGATGTCCTGTCTCTGAGTTCCTCAAGATTGGACGCACCCATAACGTTCCAAACTTTTCTAGCACCAACTTTGAACTGATACCCCTCACAATATCGGATAACATACGCCATCCAATTTTTGGCAACAGGAGAATCCACGAGGTTCAAGAGATTATAATAATCTATGGGTCTTGAAGTCATGGGAGTACCAGTCAATAACCAAAGTCTATCAACTCTTTTTACAAAGTCGTTGATGAGTTTGGTCCTTTGGGCTTGAGGATTTTTAATATAGTGTGCTTCGTCAATAACCACCAAATCAAAACCGGCTCTAAGAATCTGCGAATCATCTTTCTTTTTAGGGTCATGGAAATTTTTTATAATGTCATAGTTTATGATAACAAAGTCGTGTTCCGTACTGAAGTTCTTACCTTCGGAAATGTATACCGATCTTTGTGTGTAATTTTCTATTTCTCTTTGCCAGTTAATCTTCAAAGAGGCTGGACAAATAATCAGAATTTTCTTTGCACCTGATTCGAGAGCCGCTATAATGGTAGACGTAGTCTTGCCAAGACCCATATCATCCGCCAAAACATAACGTTTATTTTCAACCAACTTTTGGATAGCTTCTTTCTGATGGTTGAGTGGTGGTCTGTTAGAATATTTTTCATAGTTGATATTAACGTCTTTTACGGTGTGGTCTTTGATCACAGCCGCTTTTGGTAACCAAAATTCATGGAGAGATTCCGATTCAAAAACTTTACCCCAAATATGGTACGCTTTATCTTTTTCGGCCAATAGTTTTTCAACCCAAACTTTTTCAGGTATTTGAGTATAAAGTTTATCGTTAGCTAGTTTCTGTGCGAAATAGGTGTCTAACATTGCCCACTTCTTTGCAACTTTAGGTTGTTTATCGTGGTTATTGATAATGTATTCTGATTGACTTCTTGTTGGATAGAACTTTTTGTTGAGTTGGAATTTACGTTTGAGTTCCTGAATATAATTGTTGGAACCTTCGTAGGTTTCCAAAATTGAAAGTGCTTTAGATTCTATTGATATGTCACTCATCGGTTCTCTTCCTTAACTCTTTTTATCATGTCCCAATATTCTTCGGACCCGTAGTAAACCAAAATCTCTTCCCCTTTTTCGATCTCTCTCAATGCGTAGAACTCAAAGGTGTTATTTTCTTTGTTAGATCTCCAAGCGGCACTTGCTTTTTCGCTATGATTATAAAACATACCATAACCACCAGAAACTACTTGTTTCTCAGGGTTTCCACCTTGAGGCCAGTTAAATCTATAATCTATTAGAATACGTGATGGATCAGAGTCTTTCAAGTTGATGTCAACAATGGGACAGATTTCGATCACTTCCCATATTTTGATTTTATTGCTGGCGAACACACCTATCCCGTGTATTGGACTTTTATCCAAATATATTTTGGTGGGTGGGTTTATTCTCATAACAATTTTTAAGACAAATATAATTCTTTCCGATGTATTTATCAACATATGGATAGACAGGTCCCAATAACAAGGTTAGGTAAGTTTTTCGGTGGGGAAGATTTTGCCCTTGATATTGGCATGGGTGAAGAATGGCTTGAGGGTGATTTGAATTTCACATTAGTTTTATACAAGGTAGATAAGAAAAAGACTAAGACTGATGATGTTTATGGAGAGGCTCTCGAGGACGGAATTCAATTTTTACCACCTGTAGAGTTTAAGGGTTATGTGAAAATACTACCTCCTACCAATCAAATGCTTGGTGGATCAAGAATTAACCAATCAGAGCCAGGAAACCTTCAGGTTTCTGTTTATCAACAAACGTTGGACGACCTTGAAATTTCAATCGACTTTGGAGATTACATAGGTTATTATGAAACTGAAAGCCGTGTTAGATATTATAGTGTGGTTGATGATGGGAGGGTTAATTCAGATAATAAACACACTTATGGTGGTTATAAACCGTTCTACAGGACGATACTTGCCACTTACGTAAATGATAATGAATTTAGAGGAATATGATTTATTTAATATCTGAATCACAAGAATCTTTGTTACGTGATAACCTTTTGGGTCAGAAGGTAATGGTGTATTATAATCTACACAAACATACTTTCTCAATTCAGAAAAGTGGTCTCGTAGTTCTACACGCAGATTTTGTGGTTCTATCAGATGTTGAGTTTCGTGTTAGAAAGGGTGGGAAAGAAAAAGTTAGAAAAGAGAAATCCAAAAACGTTCACGCGTTTGTAATCGGTACGTTGGAGGATTATTGTGAATATCCTTGTGAAGAAATTCCGAATTTAGATGGGGGTGATGTTATTTCGTATAACCCTTATGTAAATGATTCGTTCGTTATAAAATCAACTCAAGAACCAATTTACCAAGCATCACAAGTTGCTTTGGTGAATGGATCAAATAAAATTTATTTATTAGAACCATAATGCCTTTTCCTAAACAAGTAAAAAAACAGATTGATTTAGTTCCTCAGAAAGAGTTACTTGCTCGTAGGGAACAACTCTTGGATTATATTACAAGAGATGGAACTTACTTACCTAAGTCTGTTCTTCATGCTGATTTAGATAGAGGTATGTTGGATTTTGTGAAGAACGATTTGGAAACGGTTACTTCAGGTAAAGTTGTGCCAGTCGTGGATATCATGATTACAACACAGAACTGGGCTCAGTTTACTGAGACTTGGAATTTTTCTGACTTAGATAAGAACGTTAAAGTTCCTTTCATGACTGTGGTAAGAAATCCTGATGTAAAATATGGATCAAACCCAGCTTTGATTTACAATATCCCCAACAGAAGACAGTATTATTTCGCAACTGTTCCAACATGGGACGGACAAAGAAAGGGTATGGATATCTACACAATACCTCAACCTGTACCTGTCGATATAATTTACAGCCTTAAGTTCATGTGTAATAGAATGCGTGAATTGAATCAATTGAATAAGATTGTAATGCAAAAATTTGCTTCTCGTCAAGCATACACATTTGTTAAAGGGCACTACGTTCCAATAATTCTTCAGAACGTTTCTAATGAATCAGTTTTAGAATTAGACAAAAGAAAATATTACATTCAAAGTTATGATTTTCTTATGATGGGATTCTTGATTGATGAAGAGGAGTTCGAAGTGAAACCCGCAATCTCAAGGACCGTACAGTTATTAGAAACAAGTAATTCGAAAAGAAGGAGACCTAAAAGAGTTTATCCTGAAAACGCAACCGAGTTTCCTTTAACATTCAACTTCGCTGTTGGTGAAAGTGCTTATACCGAGACTTACAATTATACCGCCAATTTCAATTATAGTAGTAATATAAATGTTGATAGTTGGGACGTTTATCTGAACGATTATTACTATGGACAAAACGTTTACACTATACAGGTAACTTCAGGAGATGTTGTTCGTTTTGAAATCACTCCTGTGGATCCTTCGGCACCTTCGTCTTTACTCTATATTGCAAGTCTCGTCTAATCTTCCCCGTACAAATCGGTTTTCTCTCTACATTTTTCCATGATTAAATTTTCAAGGAACTTATAGATTTTCAAACCCCTCTTGTCACAGTATTTTCTCAACCTTTCGTGGGACTCAATAGAGATCTTGATGTTCTTTATCTCTTTCTTTGTTTTTGACGTTGTTTTCATGGGCAGAAAAAAGGCAGAATTAAATATCCTGATTTACAAATACATATGCGGGAACAAAGATTTTTGTCTTTAATTTAATATTTATGAATAAAATAAATTCAACTAGAACTTTTTAATAATGGCAACAGCACAAAAAGTATTCGTATCACCTGGTGTTTACACTACAGAGACTGATTTATCATTCGTGGCTCAGAGTGTGGGGGTAACCACTTTAGGTATCGTTGGGGAGACCTTGACCGGCCCAGCCTTCGAACCAATTTTCATAACAAGTTTTGATCAGTTCCAAGCTCTCTTTGGACCTACGTCTCCTGAGAAATTTGTGAACACTCAAATCCCTAAATATGAAGCGGCTTACATTGCTAAGTCATATCTTCAACAATCAAACCAATTGTTCGTTACAAGAATTCTTGGTTTATCAGGATATGATGCGGGTCCTTCATGGTCATTCACAACAATAGCAAATGTGAATCCTAATACAATTGGAACTTCAGGTTCTTCTGTAGATTTCGTCTATAGTTTCTCAGGAAACAGTGGAGGGACAATAAATCTAACTCAAGGTACAATGCCAAGTATTATTTGGAATAACCTTGATACACCGTATACTCAAAATAACGGTTCGACTTCATCTTTAAGAGATGATATCGAGGCTCAAATTATGGGTATTGCAAACGCTTCGGGATCAACTTCAGGATCGAGTTTGTATGTGTATGGTGCTATTGATACACAAGATCTAATAGATTTGACGGGTGGTACATACACAGATGTTACTAACGTTTTCAGTGTAAGTGATTTGGATAACTCTAATATTGTGTTCTCCGCAGAATCAAACGATGAGTGGTATTACGCAACCTTCGACAAACCAAATACTTCTCAGACAGGATATAGTGGTTATTCATTCTTGAACTACGTATCAACAATTAATGGTCAAGGTTCAGCAACATATGCTACTTTCTCAGGTGCTATGTCAGGTTCGGTTTATTATTATTCAGGTACTTCTTACTCTGAGTACGACAACGTTGTTGTTGCTACTTTGAGATCAAGAGGTATTTCGCTTTATAATGCAACAACTGCGGGTCCAAGATATCAAGTATCTGGTTTAACAGATCTTGGATTGGATATTTCAGGTTCATATTCAGGATTGACTTCAAATCCATACTCAACTTTTGCAATTACGGGTACAACTTATGAAGGTGACAATTTCTCATTTGAGACTTCGTTCCAATCTTCAGACTCCGAATATATTACAAAAGTATTGAGTATTTCTAATTTCTCAAAATCAAGATTGGATGTTCCTGTATTCGTGGAGGAAGTTTATCAAACAATGTTAAACTGGTCTTACAATAACGGTTACATTCGTGGTATCAATTCTGAGTTCGTAGCTTTACCAGAAGCTAGAAACGGAGATTTGACATCAATCGCTAACAACCTATTCCAATACCAAAGTCCAAGAACACCTTGGGTTGTTTCTGAACTTAGAGGTAATAAAGTTTATAATCTTTTCAAATTCGTTTCTATCTCTGATGGAGACGCAGCGAATACGCAAGTTAAAATCTCAATCATGAACATGTCGTTCAATAACTCGACATTTGATATCATGGTTAGATCGTTCTTCGATACAGATGCTAATCCTGTAGTTCTTGAGAAATACACTAACTGTACAATGGATCCAAATTCTAACTCATTCGTGGCTAAGAAAATTGGTTCTTCAGATGGGGAGTATCCTCTGAATTCAGCATACATCATGATTGAGTTATCAGAAGAATATCCAATCGATGCACTTCCTTGTGGATTCGAGGGTTATACTATGAGAGATTATCAAGGTAATACTCAATCACCAATCCCAATTTATAAGACAGCATATAATTTCCCTGGTCAAGTAATTTACAACCCTCCTTTTGGAACAACTAATGGTGGATCTAATGTGGTTACAAGTTCAGGTGATAACGTAAGAAGAACTTTCTTAGGTTTCTCTAATACAATTGGTATTGATGAATCGTTCTTACAATTTAAAGGATTCCAAAACATAGCTAACCATTGTGGTACAAACGCTGAAATTCCTTTCAATTATAGAACCAAAGGTTTCCACATGGATTCAGGTGCGACTGTTGTTACAATTGCAAATACATTCATGACCAGTGGTCAAACAGCATTTGAGGTTGGAGATGCTAGTTTCAACTCTGAACCAACTTCTCCTGAGAATCCTTACTACAGAATCTTCGCAAGAAAGTTCACACTATGTTTTGCAGGTGGATTCGATGGTTGGGATATCTACAGAGAATCAAGAACAAATACTGATGAATATATCTTAGGTGCTTCAGGTTACTTAAAAGGTGCTTGTCCTACTTCAAGATATCCTTCAGCAACAGGATGGGGAGCTTTCAGAGATTATGCATACGGTGATAACGTATCAAATTGGGGAAGTAGTGACTACTACGCATACCAATTGGGTATTACAACATTTGCAAATCCTGAAGCAACTAACATTAACGTGTTTGTTACTCCTGGTATTGATTATGTAAACAATAGTGGTCTTGTTGAATACTCAGTTGACATGGTTGAGGATGACAGAGCAGATTCTATCTATATCTGTACTACTCCTGACTATGATATGTTCCTACCAACAACTTACGATAACGTAGGTTTAATTTACCCAACCGAAGCGGTAAACAATTTGGAAGAAACAGGTATCGACTCTAACTATACAGCGACATACTATCCTTGGATCTTAACTAGAGATACTGTTAATAACACACAACTTTATATTCCTGCAACAGGTGAAGTTTGTAGAAACTTAGCATTGACAGACAACATTGCTTTCCCATGGTACGCATCAGCGGGTTACACAAGAGGTCTTGTTAATTCAATCAAAGCGAGAATCAAACTAACTCAAGAAAACAGAGATACCTTGTATCAAGGAAGAATTAACCCAATCGCAACCTTCTCTGATGTAGGTACAGTAATTTGGGGTAACAAAACTCTACAAGTTGCAGAATCTGCTCTTGATAGACTTAATGTTAGAAGACTTCTATTACAAGCTCGTAAGTTGATTTCGGCAGTAGCAGTAAGATTGTTGTTCGAACAAAACGACGAGATCGTAAGACAACAATTCTTGGATAGTGTGAACCCTATCATGGATTCAATCAGAAGAGACAGAGGTGTTTACGATTTCCGTGTAACAGTTTCTTCATCTCCTGAAGATCTTGACAGAAATACACTAACAGGTAAAATTTATCTTAAACCTACGAAGTCTCTTGAATTCATCGATATCGAATTCTTGATTACACCAGCAGGTGCGACTTTCGAAAATATCTAATAAAATATGGGGGGACTAGTTCCCCCCTTTTTAGCCAAACATGAAAAAAGAATTTAGGGAAGGTTTTACGGAAAAAGGAAGTCCCGATATGAAATATTACGCATTTGATTGGGACGACAATATTGTTCATATGCCAACTGAAATTGTACTCAAAACTGAAGATGGTGATGAGATTGGTATGTCTACCGCAGATTTTGCCGAGTATAGAGGTAAAATAGGTAAAGAGAATTTTGATTATAAAGGTGATGTAATTGTTGGTCTTGCTGAAGATCCGTTTAGAAACTTCAGAACAGCAGGAGATAAACAGTTCCTGATAGATGCAATGAAAGCAAAACAAGGACCAGCATTCGATGATTTCAGAGAAGCTATCAACAATGGTTCAATTTTTTCTATCATCACTGCAAGAGGTCACAATCCAAATACAATTAAACAAGCCGTTTACAATTATATCATAAATAATTTTAATGGTATAAGTAAGGAGGAGTTATTAAAGAACCTTAAGAAGTACCGTTCATTTGTGGGTGAAGAAGAAATGACGGACGACGAATTAATCAAGACATATTTAGAACTCAACAAATACCACCCCGTGTCTTTTGGAGATGAAGGAGCTGCGAAGAATCCTGAAGAGGCGAAGGTCGAGGCAATGGAGGGGTTTGTAAACTACATCAAAGCCATGGCGGCTTTATTAAACAAAAGAGCATTCCTTAAAAAAGACATTGCAAATAAATTCACACCTAGTATTGGATTTTCTGATGATGACATTAGAAATGTAGAAGTAATGAAGAAAAGGTTTGATAAAGATCCAGATAATATTGTTAAAACTTATTATACTGGAACTGGAAAGAAATCTAGAATGGAATAATGAATATCTTTTTTCACCGAATAAGTAAATAGAAAAAAATTTTCGGGGATATATTTATACTTATAAACACAAAAACAAAAATTAATATATTATGGCTGACTTACTGATGAAAATGCCGATACCCTACGAACCGAAACGTCAGAATAGATTTATTCTGAGATTCCCTTCGACTTTGGGTATAAATGAGTGGTTCGTGGAATCCGCGGCCAGACCTCACATTACAATCAATGCGACGGAAATTCAATTCCTTAATACATCAACTTATGTTGCTGGTAGATTTACATGGCAAACAATCCCTGTAACCTTCCGTGACCCAATTGGACCTTCAGCGGCTCAAGCTCTTATGGAGTGGGTTCGTTTACACGCTGAGTCTGTAACAGGACGTATGGGATACGCAGCAGGTTACAAGAAAGATATTGACCTTGAAATGTTGGACCCAACAGGAGTTGTTGTTGAGAAATGGATCCTTTATGGAACTTTCTTAACAGATGTTAACTTCAACGCTTTATCTTATTCACAAGATGCGTTGGCAAACATTTCTACAACTTTGAGAATGGATAGATGTGTTCTTGTATATTAATTCTTTAAAAAAAGTAAAGTCAGTTTATATTTAACCGTGGAGACAAAACTCCACGGTTTTTTTTATGGATAGTCAAACACAACAATACGCGACACAAAATTTAAACCTACCTCATGACGTGGTGCCTTTACCATCGGGTGGTGTTTTTTATAAGAACAAAAAATCTGCAGTTAAGGTTGGATATCTCACTGCAAACGATGAAAATATCATCTTGGGTGGAGGAACCAATCTAACAATGGACCTCATCAGGGCTAAGTTATATGAACCTGATATGAAACCTGAAGACTTGGTTGAAACAGATATCGAGGCAATCCTTATTTTCTTGAGAAACACATCTTTCGGACCTGAAATTCAAATGACAGTGAACGATCCTAAAACTAATAAAAGTTTCGAAGCGGTTGTTTCATTGGCAGAGTTGAATATTAAAAAGGGGGTCGAACCTGATGCGGAAGGTTTATTCGAAACTACATTACCCGTATCCAACAGTGTTGTGAAAATTAGACCACTCACACTCGGACAAATAAATGAAATTTCTGCAATGGTTGACCAATATCCAAAAGGTAGACCAGCACCAAGAATCACATGGAGACTCGAGAGACAAATTGTTGAGGTTGATGGGTCAAGAGATAGAGCACAGATTGCTCAGTTCGTGAGTAGGATGATGATTGCGGATTCCAAACACATAAGAAAATTCTTGGATGACAACGAGCCAAGACTTGATATGCAACGTGTTGTAACAACCCCATCAGGAGATAAGCTAACCGTATTCGTTGGCTTTGGGGTGGACTTTTTTCGTCCTTTCTTCTGATTATAGAAAATCTCAAATTGATGAATTCTATTATTTGAGTACATTAATGAAGATCAGTTGGCAGGATTTTTTGATTATGCCAGTTTTTGTGAGGAAGTATCTACTTGAAAAGTGGATTGAAGATAATAAAAAAGATGGGACCTAAAATTGGTCCCTCTTCTATTTATAAGAAAATACAGTCATGGCTGGAGAAGATTTAGATTCGTTAGGAACATATGATGAGGAACTGAAAAAGTTTGCCAAAATTCCTGGTGAAATTGCTGATGCTATTCAGAATCTGAATCTTTATGCGAGTGATGTGAATAGGACCTTTGGTCAAATGAGACAGCGTATAAGTGATGCTGTCCGTGAAATATCTTTAGCCACTCCTGAATTGAACAAAGTAGGTGGAACCGCGAAGGATGCCACTCAGACTATTATTGACACGTCAAGTGCTTTAAAAAAGAATGTTATTGCTTCAAGTGAGGCAATCACCGAGTTGTTTACAACTTCAAAGGTTTTAGGGAAGGATGTTGAGAGTATAGTCTCTACAATGGCTGATGTGGGTATCCAATTTGGAAATGTTCAGGAAAATATGGTCGGAGCTGTTAATTACGTACAATCTATTGGTATGAATACCCAACAGATAATGGGAGACGTTGTTAACAATGCCGAGTTACTGAACAGGTTCAACTTTGACGGAGGAGTACTTGGATTGACCAAAATGGCAGCACAATCCGCAATGTTGAGGGCGAATATGAGAGATGCCGAAAACTTCGCGGAAAAAGTTTTTGAACCAGAAGGAGCGATAGAAACCGCAGCCGCATTCCAAAGATTGGGAATTTCTGTTGGTGCGTTGTCAGATCCTTTTGCATTGATGAATGCTTCAATAAATGATCCTGCGGGTCTACAAATGTCTTTGGCGGAAGCTGCAAAGAAATTCACAATATTTGACGAAAAAACGAAATCGTTCAAGATAGATCCAGGTGGAATCAGACAGATGAAAGAGCTGGCGAAGGCTGCTGGAATGTCTTACGATAATTTCACTAAGATGGGATTAGCGGCAGCTAACTCCGAAAGATTATTTTCACAAATAAGATTTGCTGGTAATTTATCCGAAGAAGATAAGATGTACATCTCAAGTATTGCTGAAATGAAAGGTGGTGAATACCAAATCAAAGTAAGAGATGAAAAGGGTGAAGAGGTATTCAAAAATATACGTGACTTATCTGAAGAACAACTCAAACAAGCTGTTGAACAAAATAAGAAAGAGCCGAAAACAATGGAAGAAATTGCTAAGGCTCAGATGGATACAGGAAAGGTAATGGCTGGAGATATTGCCTCAATAAGAAACAGAATTGTTTATGGTGTTGCCGGAGCAGATGGTGTAAGACAAATACCCGAAATAACAAGGAAGTTAGGGGAAAGTGTAACAGATGCTCTTCAAAAGATTGCTCCTGAAACAAAGGATATACAGAATGTGACAGGAAAGGCAATCACTGAGTTGGGTAAATCGATGGCCGATGTAATACAAGGTAACAAATCATTCCAAGATGTAGGAAAAGAATTGATGGACAAACTCAAAGGATCAGGAGTTGATATTTCTCAATTTGCAGATAAGATGGGAACCCTCCCCGAAAAATTGATGGATTCTGTTTACGAAAAATTCAAAGATGATAGAAGTGAGTTAGGAAAAATGATTAGTGGTTACTTGAAACCTGGGTCTTCTGCAAGAGGAGAATTCCAAAAAGGAATGAAGTCTACGATGGATCTTGGTAAAATGACAAAGTCTGCCCAAGTTACAGAGTCCAAGACCGTGACACACGACGGTAAAATTACTTTCGAATTCAAATCTGACGGTAGTATGGACCCACAAGTTGTCAGAACAATTGAGAAGTGGGTTGAATCACAAGAAGGTTCTAAGAAACTTTATACATTATTGTCCACAATGAAAGACGCTACGGGACAATCCATACTTGAAAAGGCAAAGAAATAAAAAATTAGCTTTTCCCTATTTATTATAAAACAAACTGAATGCCTAGCCCATTAGATTACGGTAGTACAGAAGCCTTCAGAAAACGACTTCTAACAAGAAATCTGAGATCATACAAGTTGGCCCCATACGTCGACCCAAATCAGGTTGCTTACCCAACAGTACTGACTGACCAAGCGGTTGTAGACAGTCAACCAGACCCATCGGGTTATGGATTGGTTGTCTTCAATGACAGAATGGCTAGATTCAATGTTTATTCTCCAGATACACCATTCGAATATTCCACAGGAACTGTAATTAAGGAATCAGAGTTTGAACCATATCCAAACTTCAATTCATCATTTTATGAACCTGTTGACATATTATTCGATAGAGATCCATTAGGTTCCAATGGTCTTTTGAGTTCAGATTCATTCATTGCCAAGATTGGTGCAACACAACTTAAAAAACTTTTTGAAGAAAGAATTGCGGTAGAAATATACCAACGAACTGTCGGTAGAGCAAACATTGCGGGGGCGGCAAGTGGTAGTAATCTTTTCGGAGTTCTAACAAACAGAATTCCTCTTATCGAGCCGAATTATCAAATTACCCAACCGGCAAATCCTTTATTGTCGGCAGTAGATTTAGCCGTGAGATTAGCAGGAAGTTATATTCCTTTTTCACCAATTCCAGGTTCTTATTGGGACACAGAAATAAGACTTGGACAACCAACAACAATACAACAAATTGAGAAAGCTTTTTCTTTTGTCACTCAATCAGGTATAGGAAAATTCTTTGCCAGATTACTTGGATCTGCGGATTCAGGTTCTCAAAAGTTCTTAAGTAACACAGGTCCTGGTCAAAAAAGTGTTCTGTTCAAGAACATTGACATGAACAGGTTCAAACCTGATTATGACAGAAACTTCTTCGATAGATTGGGAGGTGCAATTGTTGGAGGTCAAGCAAATAGTTCAAACTATTACGTTGGATCTAGAACCTCGGATCCATCTATGGTGTTTTCACCAATTGGTGATTTACCAACAGACCACTTTGGAAGACCTATACAATCCCCTGTTTATGGCCCATCTGAGTTAGCTCAACTATATGAAGGAGTTGAACAGTCACCAGGTTTAGGTCCTGCGGGAGTGCCATATGTAGATGGTGGTGGTATAGAAGGTGGAATGACTTGGGTGTCACCAAAATACAAAAGGAATGCTGGAAAATACGTAGGTCCTGGTGGTAAGGAAATGGGAGAAGATCCTGATTTTGACCCCTCTACTTATGACGACTCAAACTCGACAAGATTCAGATTCAGAACAGGATCTATCTTGGACGAAACACAGAGAATTGTAGAAAGTCAGCCAGCGGGTGCAAAAAGATTTGAACATGTAGGAAATGCCATAGATCAAGTAAGTAAAGTATTCAGTGATGGATACAAAGAAATGACGAAAGGTTCGAGAGTAATTTCGTATGTAGGTGAAATTGGAAATGAGGTAGGTGCAGAATATTGTAGGGTCTTTACCAAAGATACTCCATTCCTACAGTATAACGATTTACAGAAGACTGATGGTATGACAACTGAGGGACGTAGATTCTCTTATTCGGTGTTCGATAAAACATACAACCTGAACATTGCTCCAAACAGAAGAAACGGGGGACAAGACTCAAGTAATCTTATTGGTGGTGCTAATGGGGCTTATGCAAAGAAATATATGTTCTCGATTGAGAACTTGGCGTGGAGAACATCGAAAATGTTCGAAGATCTTGCGGATTGTGAGAAAGGGCCTAATGGAGGTAGAGTAATGTGGTTCCCTCCTTATGGTTTAACTGTTAATGAAAATGTAAGTACAGGTTGGAACACATCTGAGTTCTTAGGAAGACCTGAACCAATTTACACCTATAAATCGACACAAAGAACAGGTACACTCTCGTGGAAGATTATTGTTGACCACCCATCAGTTCTTAACGTTATCGTTAACAAAGTATTAAAAGATCAGACGAAGAAGAACATCATTGATGGGTTAATCAATTCATTCATGGCGGGATGTACAAAGTACGACCTTTATGAACTCGCTAAAAAATATGCAACAATCAATAGATCGGATTTGTATGAGATACAAAGGATGTTGACAAATCCTACTGTTACCAAAGAAGAAATATTAGAGGCAAATGCTCAATTGAACGTAGGTATACCGGCACCCACAAATAAAACCAATCCTTCACCTGAACAAAAAGACACCACACCAAGTTTAGATCAATACAAAAACTCCGCAGTGTATTTTGAAAATGATATCCCTAAAAAAGGGGCTGTTGGAAGTTATGGTGGTTATTATACAACTTATGTTTCTCCAACAAACCAAGCAACATACACAAAAAACGCTACCGGTCCGAACGGAAAAAAAGATACAAGTGCTACCCAACAAGTACAAAACATGTTTAGTAGCGGGGTTATTGAAAGCTTCAAAAAATTGAATAATACCTCAACATTCTACAATGAACTCAAGAAGATATTAGATGATGGTTATAGTGTTGTAATAGATATTGAAGGAGGAGCGTCTGCACCTGCAACAGCCAATTATAACAACGAATTAGGACAAAGACGAGGTCAATCCTTGGTTGAGTATTACAAAGAGACGGATCTTAAGAAATACATTACAGATAAAAAAACATTAACATTTAACATCAGATCAGTAGGTGAGCAAGGAACAACAGATGCTGGAGGTGCACCACAAGCGGGTGTGACTAACGTTCAAACTTTGGGTACAAATCAAATCAATTGTACAAGTGGTAAGGGTGACGTTGGTGATAAAGATATCTATACAAGGAACGCAATGGCTTGTAGAAGGGCCAAGATAACAAACATAAGAGTAGTTCCTAAACCTTCAGATCCACAACAAAACATCACAACAACCCAAACTATATCTGCGGCGGTGCCAGCGGGACAAGCTCCACAGGCAATCCAAGGATCGTCACAAACAAATGTACAGGGACCTGTAGAGACAGTTACCGAGGTTCAACGAGATAATATAACGAAGAGAGTGTTAAGGAAATTCTTAACAGAGTGTGATTACTTTGAGGTTATCAAAGAAGAGACACCCATGGTTTATGATAACCTGAAAGACAAATTACAATTCTTTGATCCTGCGTTCCACTCGATGACACCTGAAGGACTTAACTCAAGATTGACGTTTTTACAACAATGTATGAGACCAGGGGAATCAATTCCTACGATCAAAGAAGTTAATGGTCAAACAACGATACAGTACGACCAAGCGATGAATACAGCTTTTGGGGCACCCCCAATCCTCATATTGAGAGTTGGTGATTTTTACAATATTAAAATTGCACCAACAAGTCTAGGAATCACGTACGAGCCTTTATTAGATATAAATCCTGAAGGTATTGGAGTTCAACCTATGATTGCTAACATTACCTTAGGATTCAACTTCTTAGGTGGTGCTGGATTAAAAGAACCTGTTGACAAACTACAAAACGCCCTTTCATTCAATTACTACGCAAATACAGAGATTTACGACGAAAGAGCAGATGCTACCGATATAGAAAGTGCTCAAGCCCTTGATGCTGAGTTTATTAAATCAGTACAGGCTAATGAGACGTTGAATAACCTTAATGCGGTTAACAGTAATGATGCTTATAACGGAAAAGGTAATAGTGAAACTATTGGTGTAATAACAAGGAGAGCAATAAACGATTCACAATTAGATACAGGAGATATCAATTACAAAGATATTATGAATGTGCTTTTGGATTCATCTCAAACATTCTTTACAAACACAATCAATCAGTCTAAGACTATTGTAAGTCAATATGGTGGAGTTATGTTACAACAATGGGGATATCAGAGGTATTATATGGAGGGACTTATCAATTCGGATGGAGTTACTGCTAATAACTTAATTGGTAAATCTCAGAATATTGAGAAGAGGATGAATAAGTTTTTCACTGATTATGAAACAAGTATTAATAATGGGTCCAATGGTTTTATAAATTACTTAGAAAGTACGAACTTTAACTTCTCTAATAAATTGATAAGGGTTGTTAAGAAAAATTTTGCTTCTTATATCAACGAAAGAAGATCAAATTATTACAACTCTATCACTAAGATAATACAAGAGACAACACAACAACAATTGAATCTCACTGCTATTCTGAACAGACTGAATGTTTTATATCAGGACAGTGGTACGTTCCTATATGATGGTTATGCTCTCCAAAACGGAACAATAAAAATGTATCAATGTGCCTCTACTACAGAAGTTGACCCATCAAGTCAGAACCCACCAAACACAAATACCTACATAGAAATGCAAAACGACATAACAAAAGTCGCAGTTGCTCTAAAAAGTTTCAATGAAAAAATTGCAACGGATTATTCTTACAACATAACAGCAGGATCAATCAAAGGTAGTGTAATTAAAAACGGATTAAATAATCAAGGAGGATTAGAAACCAATGTATTCGAAGCACTTACAAACCCACAAAATCCTGTAGGATCAGGATTCTTTTGGAATGAGAATGGTGTTACAAACAAAATAGGTTACATGATTATGAATAATGTGATTCTTGATGATAAGGAATACCAAAACTTCAGATCAAAAATCTTGAACGACATTGTAAACAAAGCAGAGCTTAAAGGGGACGGTAATCAAGAAATTGCTAGAGTTTTTGACGACTATTGGAAGGATAAAATAAAACCTTTATATCAAGCAGAAACAAAGGCAACACAGACGTTGATTGAAAAATTCGAAAAAGAAAAAGTAGCTGACTTTATGAAGTTTACGCCTTATACTAAGAATAAACCAAGGAAGTTCGTGTTCACACAATTGACATCTCCTACAGAAAACCAAAAAAATTCTATTAAGAACTTAGGGAAGACTGTCAATACAAATACAAGTAATAAAACTTGGAACGACAAAGTTAAATTTAACTAATGGGAGGGCAGTATTATAATAGGTATCAGGAGTTTCTCATCAATGGTGAGCAAACAGTTGTGCCTTTTGTTACAATACCAAATAAACCATCAGATAAGGTTCATATCTATAAGGTTAATAGAAGTAGACTTGATAAAGTATCTGAGGAATATTATGGGTCACCATATTTCGGATGGTTAATTCTACAAGCCAATCCACAGTTTGGTGGGTTAGAACAGAACATTTTTGATGGTGCTTTCTTGGTTGTTCCATACCCATTGATTACTTCACTACAGGATTATAAAGCGGCTTTGGATAACCATTTCTTATATTATGGCAGGTAACAGTATATTCACAGGACAAGACGGAAACATCTATGTTGATTTTGACGTTCAAAACTTTATTGTGGTTGATCCTAATAAGATCGTTGATAAGAAGGGAAAAATCCAAGAGAGATCGGTTGCCCAAGAAAATCTTGTTATGTATGCCAATTTGGAAACGAAACTTCTCCCGAGAACAAAACTTGCGGTAGGACAAACTATACAGGATCAGATTACCACTGTTTCAATAGCGGAAATAAATTTCATGAAGCCTGGTGGTCAGAAGTACCTCACAAACGATTATACAAATGAGATTACGGGTCAGGGTATTTTGAACAAGGGTACAACCAATAAATCTTCAGCATCATTCACACCATCGACAGGACAAAAACCTTTTGCTAATGTACAAGCTGGTTTACCAACACAAAATCAAAACGATACTGGACTACTTGGTATAACATCTATAAATTGTAAGATAGATACATCATTCGTTCCACAAGTAACTATTGAGTTAGAGGATGTACAAGGAAGGGCTTTATTTGAAAAAGGTGATTTATCCCCATACGCAGCATTCTTTCAGTTACCGTATCCGCCATTTTACCTTACACTTAAAGGATTCTATGGGCAGGCCATTAGATATCAACTAAATCTAATATCTTTCAATGCTAGGTTTAATACCTATTCAGGTAACTACCAAGTTACTTTACAGTTCTATGGGTACAAATTCAACATTTTGAATGAGATATCAATACAGTCGATACTGGCAGTACCTCACATGTATTCTACACAATATACAATAAGTAAACCATTATCTGACAGTACAAAATCAGCATCACTGACACAGATTGAGGAAGGTGGTACCGCAAAAATACACGAAGTCTATAGGGATTATAAACAGAAGGGATTGATACCAATGGATTTCCCTGAGTTGGCTGTTGATGAGTTATTGAACAGATTAGAGATGTTTGAAACTAATTTAATGAATTCATGGACCAAGGAAGATGTGTCTTCTTTAACAGAAAGTGTGAATTTCAAAAACAGTTTGAATGCCTTTCAAGGTGAAATTCTCACTAACAAAGATTCATGGTTCGAAGTCAATTGTGATAAAGAAAAGGCGTTGGTGGTTAAGGGAGGGGGAGAGGCTTTATATCCACTGAAAAAGACAGTCAAAGATGGTGCGAATAGTGCTGGTGAAAGTACAAAACAGAAAGCGGATGCGAGTTTGAAGGCAAAGGTACAGAGTAATAATGACATACTTGCTAGTAATTCTGTTTTTGGATCGGAAGGAGCTAAGGATAAAAACCTCGAAGTTAAAAGTACTATCACATATGAAAACATGTTTGTTGAAATTGAACCAAATTCAATAGACTTTGTTGCAACTTTCAAAATAAGAAACAAAACAGATAGAACTCCAACCCCATCTGAAGATGCAAACATAAGGTCTCAGATTGCCACTGAGCTGATTTCTAATATAGAATTGTCTGATCAATCACAAGAAAAAAATGACAAGATAAAACTCTATGTTTTCGAAGGTAAAAATAGATTCACGGGGTTAATAAATAAAATGTTAGAAACCCTAAACTCTAAGGCTCAAGCAGAAGAAGAAAGAATTACTGCTGTTTTGGCAGCAAAACTAGAAGACAAGGCACAAGGTATAGGCTTCAGACCATCAATAAGAAATATTATAACAGTTCTGATGGCATCTACCGAAGCTTTTATCAGAATTATGGATGATGTCCACAAAAAAGCGTGGGACAAAAGAGATGATCCTGACAGAAAAAAAGCCGTGATGAAGTTCCCATCTTCAGACATGAAAGACAATGTTCCTGTCGATCCGATGGCACTGATGAATAATTCCATTTATGCTAACTCACAACAACCAATATATCCTTGGCCACAATACTTCGTTCAGGATGATAAAAATCCTGACAGGTTTGTTATTCAATACCCAGGTGATCGAAGTGTAGTTGATTCTACAAAGGCTTTCGATTATTCAAAATGGCCTGAAGTACAATTCGTAGAGGAGTTTGTTAAGGCTTCAACAGAAAAAGGACCACAAGTTCAAGACAACACACAGAAAGATAATGAAGATCAGGAGATCAACAGACTAACTCTGAATGGTATTGAATTCCCACAAACTAATATTCCTTACTTTACAAAAGAGGAAGTTAAGTTCTTCTTCGAAATATGGGAAAGGACATACGTTAACTCACATTATAATAGATTCCAAAGAGGAGGTAACGTAAAGGAGATTTATGAAACAATAGGAAGAAACGAAGCTGACAATATTATCACCGCTTTGGGGGTATCGTCGCCATTTTTGATTCAGAAACTCAAAAATTACGGATTCAATTTCCAAAACTTCTTAGGAGTTTTATCTCACATTTCTAATCAGGGTACCGGACCATCCATACAAAAATTGATTCGTGATATTTTTGCAACACCATATATCCAAAATGAAGTTGATAGACCATTCGAAATATATGATTCAAGTACTATAGATGGTGCAAGTTCAACAGTCACAAGAGGATTGACACAAACAGATCTAACTAATTTTAACTCTTTAATTAAAACAAACGTCCAACCAGATTTTTGTGACACGTATCCATTTACAAGCGCGATTTGGAATCAAACAAATTTAGAAACAAGCGCGAAGGCGGCTCAAGGTCTATTCTATAATACTAAGACAACTCTTTTTGTTAATGGTGATAAAAAAGTTATTTCCAACTACATTGAAAGTACAACGAAAGAAACGATCAGACCTGTCACAAGTTTTGCCTATAAAAACTTCACTCAGCCAGTAGTTCCACAGAACAACTTGAATATATTTTATCAATTCAGAGACAAACCTTCACAGTTTTTGTCAACAGAAGGGTATTGTGTTGGATTAAGTGGATCAGGATTTGCAACACAGACGACATCAATATTGAATACACCATATTTTGTAAACGCATTACAGAATGGAGTTCAAGAATGGCAGTCAGGTAACAAATACCCATATGTACAAGGAGCATACCTTTTAGTGAATTCTTTACCCTTATCCACATTAAGAGGTACATACAAAAATAAGGGAGAAGTTGAAAGTTTAGACTACATAGCTTCTTCGATAAAAAGATTCGGAGGTATACACAAATTACCATATGCGTGGATCCTCAAATTGGGTTCTGTTTATCACAGATATAAAAAATTTGTTAATGACAATGTTGATATTTTAGATACATGTTGGAAAGATTTTGATTATGTACAAAACTTTGACCCGATAACATTCAGAGAGGATAAAGTTTATAGCCTTTCTTTTGCTTCTGGTACTACCTCACAAGTCTACTTACAAGGATACTATTATAATCCACCCCTTCCACCACCAGCAATATCTTTAAGTTTTACAAGCCAAACTATTCAATCGGGATTTTATCCGAAACTGATCAATGACATGAACGTTTTCTTGAACGGCAAACCATGTTTTTCAACTTACTCAGATGAGGAGATACAATTATATGTTGATTCAACAATGAGAGTTGGTAACATAGCGGAATCCAACGTGGATCAAGTTTTCGTTTCGGGTGGTACACCTTTGAACATATTCAGAATGAACCCTTGGACAACAACTATCAAGAACACCTCAACTGGTTCATATTACACGTCACCCTCATTCGGAACAATTTATAATCAAGTACCGTATTCAATATTTGACTCCGTGACAACTCAAGGATCTTATGTTGCAAACAGAAATATTTTGAGTAATCCTGCAATATACAACGGATCAGTAAGATGTTTTTGGGGGGCTTCTAATTACGGATATTTTGATGTAACTAGAAATCCGAAACCTAACCCATCAGAATATATTACATTAGTAGAACCTGAAGGTGAGGTTTATCCTATGAGTTTAGGATTTGGATATTCTAGTATTGAAGACATTTTTGCGGTTTTCAATAAGGAACAACTGGACGTGATGGAGCAGAAGTTCTTGGACTTCAGTAGATCCGTATATGACATCAACCCTAAAGTTGGGCCTGGACAACCACAGATAACAATCAATGTTGATACAAATGATCCGAATAGATATTTGAAAAACTTTCAGTTGATGGTGAGAGAATTTTTCGAAATCAATGCACCACAGGCTGGACAAAGTACACAGGATTACCTCAAGAGTGCCATCAGTCAACAATTTGGTAACATCATAACAATCCTGAATAATTTCATGGAATATGATGTTGTGGTTAAGATGGGTAATCCATCTAACTACAATAGGAAATTGTTCGATAGTTTTAACCCTGACTACGAAACAGGATATGAGTTTGTTGACAACACAACCTCACAAACAAATACAACCGTCGGATTTAAATTGGTGGACCCGTTCAAGTTTGAAACATACATTCCTGGAACTCTACCAACCAGTGGAGGGACAACCACACTCGCCGCATCATACCAAACAAACACTGAAGCATGGAAAGAACTGTTGACACAGATGGGACCATCTACAATCCCAAGAATGATACCCACAAGTAACGGTTCTTACATAACGGATTTCTTTGTTGATAATAATATTAGATTCAATAAGAATAACGTACAAATTTGTGCTCCCCTAATTAGGATATATGCAACTCAAAAACTTAAGAATCCATCACTCAATGGAGAAAGTTTCAAAAACTTAGTTCAAAACTATTCTGAACAAATGTTGGAGTATCATGAAAACGTATTCAATAATTTATTCCAAAATCTTCAGAAAGGTTTACCAAGTGTTTCATATCCTGTTGAGGGTAAGATAACTAGTGCAATCACAGGGGATTTGATCAAGGCTCAATTATATGAGAACTTCAAAGCAATCAATGACAAATGGATTGCAGGAAACGCCTACAATGAAGAGACACTTCTTCAAGATTTCTTATTTGTTGACAGAGCATCTAGGAACGTTGGAGACAGTATATTGGTAGATATTTTTTCAGTTAAGAATAGATTGAGAAACTTAAATGTGGATGCGAGTGTTTACACCATGATATCAGGAATATTGGTTGAAAACAATTTCTCTGTAATGCCACTACCGGCATATGTAAACTTCTATAATATTCAGACACCTGATGGAAAAAATCCTGTCCCTAAGACTGAGAACTCCGCAGATTTTGCGAACAATCTTTGGGGGACATTCTTAAGTGTTGATTATAGAAACTCTCAACCTAAGTTGGTATGTTTCTATTCTGAGAAACCTTCCAACTATCCCGATTTAGGTAGAAACCAAGACTTCAGATACAAAAACGACGGATTCAATTGTAACAGTGTAACCAGTAACCCACTTATCACAAATGATGGAGATAAAACTAACTACGCTTTATCAAACAGATGTGTTGGATTCAATGTTGATATGGGTATCAGAAATCAAAACGTTTTCACATCTTTTTCTGTATCACAAGATATTGGTAAGGCAACTTCTGAAAGTTTGATTGCCGTAAACAACTTGGCAAACCAAGCCTCAGGTAGGGACGTTGCATCTTCGAATGTGTCATTACTCAACATATACAATGAGAGAAGTTATGCTTGTAATGTTGTTAGTTTAGGTAACGCATTGATACAACCAACAATGTATTTCTGTTTGAATCACGTTCCCATGTTCAATGGGGCATATTTGATTACATCAGTTGAACATACGATTACACCAGGTGTTTTCCAAACATCCTTCACTGGAGTTAGACAACGTGTATTTGCAAGTATCAGACCGAATAACTATCTAATAAGTTTGAATAAGAACTTGTTACAAAAGTTGGTAACCACAGACTTGAAAACAGCCACAGTTAAACCTAACGTGGGTGATATCAATCAAACAAGTAAGAAAGCCAACGATGCTCAAAACAGTTGCCAAGAATCTGTAACATCAGGAGTTACAAGATACCAAAAGGGTTACACTGCAATTGCAGCAAATGAGACTACGGTTACCTTACAATCTTTTGTTAGTGCCCTTAGTACAAATTTACAAAGTTCGTCTTCAGACCAAAAACTTAGATCACAACTTGCGATGGCGGTTTTCGTGTTCAGTTATGTTTCTTCAGCGGCATCAGAACAAATGAAATCATTTGGAAACAACTATACTAACGTAAACTTACAAATAGATTGGGGTCCTAAGTCTGATGTATATTTTGAGAAACAATTCTGTTGTGTGAATATAGGAACAGATAAAGGTAATCAATCTAAACCTTTTGCAAGATTTGATAGTTTGGAAAAGTTCATAAAATTTATGTGTGATAGTTTGGATCAATCTTGTGTAAACAATCAGTTTGTAACAGTGTCTGCGAATTCTTTCATACCTACGGTTGATTCAATGTATAACTATTATAAAAGAGTTTGGCCAAGAATTAGAAATGAACAACAACAAAAAGATTTTGAGACCAACCAAGGTAAAGAAGTCAAAGCGAAGATATCTGAGGCGTTGGATAAAATCGGAGTATTATTCCCAACGGCAGGAATCCCATTTGTATCAACAACAAATCAGACAACACCAAATCCGGCAACACCAAATCCGACACCAACCCCTTTAGGGCAACAAGTCAATCCAAATCTTACACCTAACGCCCCTGACAGAACAATATTCTCAAATGCTAGAATACCAGGTTCAGGTACAATATATGTTCTGAGACCATCGGTTCTTGCAGATGGTAAATTGAAAGTGAGAGGTGGAATTGGTCCGGATTTATTGAGTAAAGATTATGAGGTGGACATATATCTAATTGTATTGAACGGGATGGGTACCCAAATAAAGATAGGATCTAGTATATTAAAAAAAGGTGACAATAATATAAATTCTTTTGAGTTTATAACACCAAAATCATTCACAAGAGAATTAGATACTGCTGCAGGATCTACAACAAGTAATAACTCAAGGGAAGTTGGATTTACATTCAAGATAAAAGAATATCCTGAATACGAATTTGGGACGGTTAAGGTAGTGTTACCTTATGAGTGTCCAGGTGAAAGTTATAGAATATATGATTTGGTTGAAGAATCGGTGTACAAATCTATATTAGAGGACCCATGCGGAGAGTGTTATCCTAATGGAACGAATGGTCAAGAAATAATTCTCTACGGTAAAAAATGTACATAATCGTATTTGCAGTATATTTATAAAGAAAAAGTATGAATATTAAATTAGCCTTAGACAATTACTTAGGTAAATCAGCCAGATATTCTGAAATGGATAATGGTGATGGTACCAAGCAAGTTTGTGACTTGGATACTGGTGATTGTTACACAATCCGTATGAAAGACGGACTTATCGAAAGGGTTGATAATACCATGACGATAAATAAAAAAGTTAGAGTTGAAACACCACACGGTGTCAAACAACTATTAAATGGGTAAAAAATGAGCTTAGATAAGAAAATTTTAGCTGAGATTGAAAAGTACAATAAAGTAAATAAGTACATAATGGAACAGGATGCGGCTGTGGCTCCACCTGTACCGGCAGATCCAGCGGCGGCACCAGCACCCGAAGCAGCACCTGCACCAGCACCAACTCCTGAAAAGATCGATGTTGAATCAGATCCTGATGTAGAGAAAGTAGATATGGAGGGTAAAAGCCAAGAGGGCGACGCAGGAACTGAAGAATTAGATATCACTGAGTTGGTTGACTCACAGAAAAAAATCGAGACTAAGCAAGACGATTATTTCGATAACCTCTTCAAACAATTGGGGTCATTAGAGCAGAAACTTTCTGAGATGGATAGTATCATGGCGAGATTGAACTCAATTGAAAATAAGATTGAAAAATATAGAACTAAAACTCCTGAAGAAAGACTTGAACTCAGAAGTTATGATTCTTATCCTTTCAATCAGAAATTATCACAATTCTTCGACGAAAAAGAAGAAGAGATGGAAAAGACGGGTAAAAGAGACTATGTTTTGACACCCGATGATGTAACAGACATCAATCCTTCAGAAATAAAGGATACATTCCAACCAAAACCAGATAACGTAAAAGATTTCGGTTACTAAGAGAATACACATATAAAAGGGGGATTAGGAAACTAATCCCTTTTTTATTTGACAGATGGACTATGTTCAACTATATTTGACATATATTAATTAACACTTTAAAACAGAGTAATCATGAGTGCATTAGATGCCGTATTGGCGCAGTACGAAAAAAACAAACAGTCATCGGGCGGGGCCCAATCTAAGATGTCACAAGAAGAGAGAATGAAGAAATACTTCGCTCTTATTCTTGAAGAAAAAGAAAGTTCAGGACAGAGAAGAATTAGAATTCTTCCTACTCCTGATGGATCATCACCATTCAAAGAGGCTTGGTATCACGAGATCCAAGTAGGTGGTAAATGGCAAAAGTTTTACGATCCAGGAAAGAACGACAACGAACGTTCTCCATTGAATGAAGTTTACGAAGAACTTATCTCTACAGGTAAGGAGTCAGACAAAGAATTGGCAAAACAATATAAGTCACGTAAATTCTATATTGTAAAAGTTATCGATCGCGATAAAGAAGAAGAAGGACCAAAGTTCTGGCGTTTCAAACACAACTATAAGAACGAAGGTATCTTGGATAAAATTATTCCTATTTGGAGAAACAAAGGTGATATCACAGATCCTGAGAAAGGTCGTGATTTGATCATCGAGTTGACAAAATCCAAAACACCTAAGGGTAAAGAATATACCACAGTATCAACTATCATGTACGATGACCCATGTCCTGTACACACAGACAAAGACGTAATGAATCAGTGGGTTTCTGATGATTTGACTTGGCAAGATGTATATTCCAAAAAACCTGTTGAATACCTTGAAGCAATTGCACGTGGTGAAGTTCCACGTTGGGATTCTGAAAAAGGTGGATACGTTTACGGAAACGATGAAGAAGCAACAACTTCATTGGGTGGTACCAAATCTACCTCATATGTAGATCCACAAGCAGATGCTGATGTTGATGGTGACTTACCATTCTAATTTATATCATGTTCCCGACAGAAATGTCGGGAACATATTTTAATACAATAATATGGCGATCAAGAAAAACGATTTTAGTAATTTAAAAAAGAAGTATTCTACTTCTGCAAAATACAAACCACAAAGGTTCTTGGATTTGGGTGCAGACTTTTTGGATGCAGTTGGACTTCCCGGTCCCGCAGTTGGACATATCAATATGTTCTTAGGTCATTCAGATACAGGTAAAACTACTGCAGCGATTAAAGCAGCGGTTGATGCACAGAAAAAAGAGATCCTACCTGTATTCATCATCACCGAACAAAAGTGGAGTTTCGATCATGCAAAACTGATGGGATTTCAATGTGAGGAAGTTGTCGATAAGGAAACGGGAGAATTGGATTGGGATGGGTTTTTCTTGTTCAACAACAACTTCAGTTATATCGAACAAATCACAGATTATATCAATGAGCTCTTGGATGCACAAGAAAAAGGTGAATTGAACTACAGTTTGTGTTTCATATGGGATTCTGTTGGATCAGTACCATGTAAGATGACTTACGAAGGTAAAGGTGGTAAACAACACAATGCATCTGTACTTTCAGATAAGATTGGTATGGGTATCAACCAAAGAATTTCAGGATCGAGAAAGGCAGACACAGAATACGAAAATACTCTCATCATTATCAACCAACCTTGGGTTGAACTACCTGATAATCCTTTCGGACAACCGAAGATTAAAGCTAAAGGTGGCGAATCAGTTTGGTTGAACTCATCATTGGTATTTCTATTCGGAAACCAAAAAGGTGCGGGTACAACAAAAATTACAGCAACTAAAGACAAACGTTCAGTTAAGTTTGCGGTTAGAAGTAAAGTATCCGTTATGAAAAATCACATCAACGGACTTGGATTTGACGATGGTAAAATTATTGTAACACCACACGGTTTCTTAGCAGGTAAAGATTCAACGGAAGAAAAAGCATCTATTGAAACCTACAAGAAAGAATATGCTGACTATTGGAAAGATATCATCGGAGCTGAAGGTGATTTCACACTTACAGAAGAAAAAGAAGATTGATTGTTCACCCTTAAATTGAATATGTGACAAAGACATTGTTGGTGGATGGGGACAACCTATTCAAGATTGGATTCCACGGGGTCAAAGAACTCTTTTACGACGGTAATCACATTGGTGGGGTGTATCACTTCATTAATACCCTCAGACGATTCTTGGAGGAGCAGGAGTACGATAAGGTCGTAGTCTTTTGGGATGGTGACTCAAACTCCTCAGCTAGAAAAAGAATTTACCCTGAATACAAGGCGAACAGAAGGGTAAACATGAATGAATACAAATACGAATCTTACTTAACACAAAAAAGTAGAGTTAAACAGTATTTGGAGGAGGTGTTCGTTCGACAAGTCGAGATGAAAGATAATGAGGCAGATGATCTCATTGCCTACTACTGTAAAGTGGCGACCCAAGAAACTATTACCATATTCTCAGCCGACAAAGACTTAACACAACTCATAAGTCCACAAGTTTCAATTTATTCTCCAATAACAAAACAAGTTCACACGTTTGGAACTAAAATCAAATTCAAAGATATTGAAGTACCACATGAAAATGTTTTGACTTGTAAAATCCTGATGGGAGACAAGTCCGATAATATTGAAGGTATACAATCATTAGGTGAAAAAAGTTTGTTGAAATATTTCCCAAATTTGTCGGAAAAATCCTGCACTATCGAAGAAATCCTTGATAATGCACGAAATATCCCGCAAGAAAAACCTATAAAAGTAATCTCTAATATTTTGACAGGTAAGACAAAAAGTGGTATACTTGGAGAACAATACTACCAAATAAACAAACTGATAGTGGACTTAAAAAATCCACTGATCACGGATGAGGGAAAACAACTTGTTGAATCCATTCATACCGAAGAATTAGATCCCACTGATAGAGGATATAAAAATTTGATGAAATACATGATGGAGGATGGACTATTCAAATACCTACCAAAAAACGACGAAGCGTGGGTAAATTTCCTGAAACCGTTCATGAAGTTAATAAGAAAAGAAAAACGAAAATTTAAAAACTAAAAAACATGAGAGACCAAGATCAAGTAAAGATGGAGTTCCTCCTAACACTCAACGACAACATTGTGGTACAGAGATTTTTCAATGTCAGAGGGTACAACCCAAAGGCAAGAGTTGCAACAGACCTATACGAATATATGTATGAGGTTAAACAAACTCTCCATGATTATTTGAAAATGAAAACTGTTGTTTACATGTTGGACAACAAAGAGGCCATCATTCACGATCCAAAAATTATGGAGACATCATTCACTGATGGACCAGAGAATTTCCACCTTTATGTGAAAGTTGGAGATGAGACAATTTGTCATAGAATTTTTGACGCAAAATTATATCCGCCAAAAGTTCGTTATACAGTGGACGTAAGACCATATTTGAAAGAGATCCTTTCGTCATTGACTGACATTTTTTCAAAAACAGAATTAAATCACGAATACTGCGGAATTGAGTTGGCATAAGGAGTATTTATAAATCTAAGGGGTGAGAGAACAAGATATATGCAAAAAAATTTCGATTATTTAGGTAATACCTTCCAGATTCAGTTAATCAATCAGATCGTCGTAGACAAAGACTTTTCACACACAATTATGGATGTGTTAGAGACTACGTACTTTGATAACAAGTATTTCAAGATGATTGTTGCGATGATCAAAGAGTATTTCACTAAGTATCAATCTACCCCAACCTTCGAAACTTTGGAACAGATTGCTAAGTCAGAGATTTCTACTGAGTTAGTTTTGAAAGTAATTCTTGACACAATCAAACAGGTCAAGGAAGCTCCATTCGACGGTAGTGTGTTTGTTCAAGAGAAAGCTTTGAAGTTCTGTAAACAACAAGAGTTACAGAAAGCGATGAAACAAGCGCAGAAGATTATCGATGAGGGTGACTTCGAATCTTATGACAAAGTAGAAGAGTTAGTAAGAGATGCAATTCAAGTTGGAGAAAGAGATTTAGGTACAGGAGACGTATTCGAAAACTTAGACGTAGTTTTAGATGAAGACTTCAGATCTCCAATACCAATGGGTATTAAAGGTATCGATAATCTACTTAAGGGTGGATTGGCTAAAGGTGAAATTGGAGTAATCTTAGCACCGACTGGTGTGGGTAAAACCACAATCCTCACGAAGATAGCAAACACTGCCTTCAACATGGGATTCAATGTTCTTCAGATATTTTTCGAGGACAATCCCAAAATTATTCAAAGAAAACATTTTACCATATGGACTGGTATCGAACCCGATAACTTAGTCTTTCATAAAGAAAAAGTATTCGAAAAGATTCATGAGATTCAGAACTCAATGCCTAACAAATTGGTTCTGAAAAAACTACCTTCTGATTCACTCACAATGCTTCAAATCAAAAACCAACTCAGAAAAATGATTGCTGATGGTACAAAGATTGATTTGGTGGTGTTGGACTACATCGATTGCGTAATGCCAGAAAAGGCTTTAGGTGATGAATGGAAAAGTGAGGGATCAGTCATGAGACACTTCGAAGCCATGTGTCACGAACTTGGTTTGGTTGGATGGACCGCAACTCAAGGTAATAGAAGTTCAATCTCTTCCGAGGTTGTAACTACTGACCAAATGGGTGGATCTATCAAGAAAGCACAAGTAGGACACGTAATCATTTCTGTAGCAAAAACTCTCCAACAAAAAGAACTAAATCTGGCTACAATTGCGATTACCAAGTCACGTATTGGTAAAGACGGGGTTGTCTTTGAGAACTGTAAATTCAACAACGAACTTCTTGAAATCGATACAGAGGCATCTGTTACGTTCTTAGGATTCGAAGAACAACAAGAACAGAAGAAATCTGATCGTGTCAAGGAACTTCTTGAAAAGAGGAAACAAAGAGAACAACAAAAACAAGGAAATTAAATATCTCCTTGTCGTAAAAAAAACTTTAAAAAAACAACGATTTTTTTATTCAAAATCGGGACTGTTAGATGATGAACCTATATTTATCATTTAAAATCCCCGATTTTTTCATAAATTAGTATTTATTAAAATTCACAAAAACATGGACATTTCAAACCGAATACTCTCGGAAATTACAGTGTATATGAAATACGCTAAGTATATCCCTGAGTTGAAGAGAAGAGAGACTTGGCAAGAGCTCGTAACAAGAAACATGGAGATGCATATTAAAAAGTATCCCCAATTAGAAAAAGAAATCCGTGAGAACTACATGTATGTTTACAAGAAACAAGTTCTCCCATCAATGAGATCAATGCAATTCGCAGGAAAACCGATTGAAATATCTCCAAACAGAATCTACAACTGTGCATTTGCACCTGTGGATGACTGGAGAGTATTCTCAGAAATCATGTTCCTTTTATTAGGTGGAACAGGTGTTGGCTACTCAGTACAAAAACATCACGTAGAACAACTACCTGAGATTAGAAAACCTAATCAAGAAAGAGGAAGAAGATGGTTGGTTGCTGACTCTATTGAAGGATGGGCAGATGCCGTTAAGGTTCTTATCAAATCTTACTTCTTCGGTGGTTCAAAAATTGAATTTGATTTTTCAGATATCAGACCAAAAGGAGCACGTCTTGTAACATCAGGTGGTAAAGCTCCCGGTCCTCAACCTTTGAAAGAATGTCTTATCAAACTTGAGGGAATCTTGGAATCAAAACAAGATGGTGAAAAACTCAGACCAATCGAAGTTCATGATATGGTTTGTCATATTGCAGACGCAGTTCTTGCAGGTGGTATTAGAAGAGCAGCTCTTATCTCTTTATTCTCAGCATCTGATGATGAGATGATTGGTTGTAAGAGTGGCGCTTGGTGGGAAACAAATCCACAAAGAGGAAGAGCTAACAACTCTGTAACTCTGATGAGACACAAGATCGATAAAGATTACTTTATGGATCTGTGGAAAAGAATCGAAGCAAGTGGTGCTGGTGAACCTGGTATCTATTTGAGTAATGATAAAGATTGGGGAACCAATCCTTGTTGTGAGATCGCACTTCGTCCTTTCCAATTCTGTAACCTTACAGAAGTAAACGTATCTAATGTGGTATCTCAAGAAGATTACGAAGCAAGAGTAAAAGCTGCAGCGTTCATTGGAACACTTCAGGCAGGTTACACAGACTTCCATTATCTAAGACCAATTTGGCAAAGAACAACAGAGAAAGATGCTCTTGTTGGTATCTCAATGACAGGTATCGGATCAGGTGCGGTTCTTGGTTTGAATATGAAAGCGGCGGCTAAAGTTGTTAAAGAAGAGAACGAAAGAGTTGCAACTATTCTTGGTATCAATAAAGCGGCAAGATGTACAACTGTAAAACCAGCAGGTACAACTTCACTTACATTGGGTACATCATCAGGAATCCACGCATGGCACAACGACTACTACATCAGAAGAGTGAGAGTAGGTAAGAATGAAGCAATTTATACTCACCTAAAGAATAACCATCCTGAATTAATTGAGGATGAATATTTCAGACCACACGACACTGCGGTAATCGGAATCCCTCAAAAAGCACCTGAAGGATCAATCCTAAGAAACGAATCACCAATTCAATTATTGGAAAGAGTTAAGAAGGTACATCTTGAATGGGTTAAAGGTGGACACAGAACAGGAAGCAATACTCACAACGTATCAGCAACAATCTCAATCAGAGAACACGAGTGGCCAGCGGTAGGTGAGTGGATGTGGGAAAACAGAGAACACTATAATGGTCTTTCTGTTTTACCTTACGATGGTGGAACATACATTCAAGCTCCATTCGAAGATTGTACTAAAGAAAAATATGAAGAGTTGATGGAAACTCTCAAAGACGTTGACCTCTCAAAGATTGTTGAGGCTGACGATAACACAGACCTATCAGGCGAAGTTGCTTGTGCGGGAGGTGCTTGTGAAATAGTAATGGCATAATGTCCAAAGAAATAAAGAACACCAGTCAGGGGGAGAAGAAACAACTTCTCCCTTCTGACTTTTATATGGAAGGTGATAAGAAAGTTTTTACGGAAGAGTGGCATGCAAGGAGAGGATTTTGTTGTGGATCAGGATGTAGACATTGTCCCTATGAACCTAAACACGTAAGGGGTACTATTACTTTAATTGAAAAATAATCCAAGTATATTTATCACTATATGGGAGACGGTACTACATATGGTATAAATTTTCCTTTTCGTGATTCAGTTAGAGGTGACTACTTAGATTTGACTAATACTGCAAATCAAGAAATAAGAGCGGATCTTATTAATCTTCTATTGACGAGAAAAGGGGCAAGATATTTTCTACCTGACTTTGGAACGAGGTTGTATGAATACATTTTCGAACCTATGGATGGTTTGACTTTTGATGCGATTGAATCAGACATAAGGGCGAATGTTGAAAAGTATATTCCAAACTTGTTGCTTAATAGAATTACAATCGAACCATTAGATCCAAAAGAGGAGTCACCCGATCAATTGGAGGTAAACTCTCAGACATCTCAAATTTACAGATACCCTGGTAAAGGAACTGCAGAATATACTGCGAAAATAAAAATAGAGTACTCAATCCAAGATTCGACATTTGCGACCAGTGATTTTGTAATCATCAATATTTAACATAAATGGCTAATCGTAAAATTTCATATACAACCAGAGACTTTGAAGGTATAAGGGAAGAACTCATACAATATGTTCGAACTTATTACCCTGAACTTATACAGAACTTCAATGACGCTTCTGTATTTTCAGTATTCTTAGATTTGAACGCAGCCGTAGCCGACAACTTACACTATCACATTGATAGAAGTATACAAGAGACCGTATTACAATATGCACAACAGAGGTCTTCAATTTATAATATCGCCAGAACTTATGGTCTGAAAATACCGGGACAAAGACCATCTGTTGCTCTTGTAGATTTTTCTATCACAGTTCCAGCATTTGGAGACAAAGAAGATGAAAGATATTTGGGACAACTTAGAAGAGGATCTCAAGTTGTAGGTGCAGGACAAGTTTTTGAGAATGTTGAAGATATTGATTTTGCTTCACCATATAATTCACAAGGATTTCCAAACAGACTTAAGATTCCAAATTTCGACTCAAGTAATAGAATTGTTAACTATACAATTACTAAAAGAGAGGTCGTTGTTAACGGTATCACCAAAGTATTCAAAAGAGTTATTGGACCAGCCGATGTAAGACCATTCTTGGAGTTATTCCTACCTGAAAAAAATGTTCTTGGAGTTACAAGTGTACTTCTGAAAGATGGTACAAGTTATACAACAGTACCAACAGTTAATGAGTTTTTAGGGGTAGACAATAGGTGGTACGAAGTGGATGCTTTGGCTGAAGACAGAATTTTTGTTGAAGATCCTACCAAAGTGTCTGATCAGCCTGGAATCAAAGTTGGTAAGTACATCCAAACAAATGACAGATTCATTACAGAATATACACCTGAAGGATTCCTCAAGATGACTTTTGGTGGTGGTACAAATACATCACAAGACGCTTTGAATCAATTCACAACTTTAGGAGTTCCATTGAATCTACAACTGTATCAAAACAATATGTCTTTAGGTTCTGCTTTGAGAGCGAACACAACATTGTTTGTTCAATATAGAACAGGTGGTGGTTTATCTACAAACTTAGGTACAAACGTTATCAATCAGGTTGGAACCGTAAGTTTCTTTGTGAACGGACCTTCAGATAATATTAACCAACAAGTAACAAGTTCACTTAGATGTAATAACGTTACAGCAGCAATCGGTGGAGCGGGACAACCTTCAGTAGAAGAAACAAGAAACTACGTAGCATTCAACTTTTCCTCACAGAACAGAGCGGTAACTGTTAATGATTATGAAGCTTTGATAAGAAAGATGCCTTCTCAATTCGGAGCACCTGCAAAAGTTGCAATCACGGAGAACAACAACAAAATCAACGTTCAGATATTATCATACGACACTACAGGTAAATTGACTTCTATTGTTTCGAACACCTTGAAACAAAACTTGGCAAACTATCTATCAAACTATAGAATGATGAACGACTACATTTCTATTGAAACTGCGGAAGTTATCGATTTAAGTTTAGATATTTCGGTTGTCTTAGATGCCACACAAAACCAAGGACAAGTTATTACTAATATCATTAATAAGGTTTCTACTTTCTTAGATCCGCAGATCAGAAACTTAGGTCAAAACATATACATCTCACAATTGAACAGTTTGATTCAAGATGAGAATGGTGTTATAACCGTAACAGCCATCGATGTATTCAATGAGGTAGGAGGACAATATTCAGGGTTCCAAACTTCAATGGCATATTCAAACGATGTTACAAGACAGATAAGACCTGTAGATGATACCATATTTGCACAACCAAATCAGGTGTATCAAATAAGATATCCAAACAAAGATATCAGAGTGAAAGTGAAGAACTTCCAAAACGTTCAGTTCTCTTAAGTTTATTATCGGTTCAAGTAGATTATCATTACAATGTACGCCATTTCCTTAGAAAATGGGGGTTAAACTATTTATCAAAAAAGTCACTGAATGGCCAATTCTTATAGAATTAAAACTCAAATCGGAGAAGATCAAACGTTAAATGTTCAGATTGATCAAGAGTTCGATTTTTTAGAGATCCTCTCGATGAAGATACAAAGTGAGGACATCTATACAAGAAATTGTGCTGATTATGGTGTTGTGGTTGGACGTGTGGTTGCAAACGGAGGATATGGTGTTCCGAACGTGAAAGTATCTGTATTCGTCCCAATCCAAGAAGAAGATAGAAATAACGACATCGTATCATCGATATATCCATACAAATCAACAAACGAGAAGAACGAGGATGGTTATAGATACAATCTTCTTCCATATGAAAAATCATATTCAACACACATTCCTACGGGAACTTTTCCTTCGAGAACCGATGTCCTTACCAATCCAACAGTAATGCAAATTTATGACAAGTATTACAAGTATACTGTCAGAACAAACGAGAGTGGGGATTATATGATTATGGGTGTACCATTAGGGAATCAAACAGTTTTCATGGACTGTGATTTATCGGACATAGGAGAATTCAGTCTCACACCACAGGACCTTATAAGAATGGGAATTGCAAATGAAACCCAACTCAACGGGAATCAATTTGCTTCTTCACCAAACTTAGCGTCCCTTCCACAGATTATATCACTACAAGCCAACATAGACGTTTCACCACTTTGGGGACAACCTGAAGTTTGTCAGATAGCCATCAATAGAGTAGACTTTGATTTAAGAGAACAAGCAAATATCGATATCCAACCAACAGCTGTTTTCATGGGTTCAGTAATTTCTGCGAGTGACAGAAGAGTTCTGAGAAAAAATTGTAGACCTTCGACTGAGGCAGGTAATCTATGTGATTTGGTATCTGGTCCTGGTGAAATATTATGTATTCGTCAGACTGTTGGCCAGGATTCTAACGGACGACCAGGTTTGGAAGTTTATGAGTTTGATGGCGGGGCTAAGGTAATTGATGGGGACGGAACATTCCTTGTAGATGTACCTATGAATTTGGATTATATTGTAACGAATGAGTTCGGAGAAAAAACAATATCATTAGATCCCAATGTAGGTATACCAACGAAAGGAAAATATAGATTCAAAATCAAGTGGGAACAAGAAGATGATCTAGGTAAACAGGTGAAGAGGGCTTATTATTTAGTACCTAATATCAGAGAATATGGATGGACAAGTTCGGCTATCGATCCTGCGGATTTTTCAGATCCAAAGAGCCCGATTTATACACCAAATTATAGTGCGGTAACACAATGGCAACAGTTTCAGAAATCATACTCATTCTCATTAGATTGGAATGACTATGCTAGTCCACAAACCGCAATAAATTGCGAGGACACATTTTATCAATTCGGGTATAATAAAGTTTATACTGTATCACAATTCATAGATGGTTATCATAATGGCGCCAACCGAGGAAGGTTTCTTGGTATCAAAGAAATATTAGATTCAACTTGTGATTCGACCAATAATAGATTTCCAACTAACGATGGAGTGAAAAACTTCGATTTGATTTTTATCATTTTTAATTTTTTCTTTTCTTTTATAACCCTCTTATTAGTACCATTAATGGTGGTGGTTCATATTTTGGCATTCCTATGGCCGATCCTAAAGATATTAATCACTTTTGTATACGGTACTATAGCGACGTTTGTTTATATTCTCTGTAAAATAGTTGATGCAATACCATTTGTTAATATAAACTGTCCAAAACCGCCATCTTTCAGAGATATATTCAACTCGTTGGGTAATCCATTCAAGAACATTTCATTACCTACGATAATATATCCTGACTGTGAGTTATGTAGTTGTACTGAAGAAAGTCCTGAGGAAAATGCGAGTACTACGGCATTTATTCAAGAATCATTAAAAACAACCTCTCTTACTCTCTTGGTTGATTCACCAAATCCTGTTTCATATGGAAATATGTTTGATGAACAATATTGTCAAGATGATCCATGGTTCAAATATTATTCAACAACATTTTTCAGTGCTGAAGATCAGGGAAATGCTTGTAGAATACAGACAGTTGAAAACCCTATGGCGGCACAACAACAAAACCTACAAAGAATAATTGCGGGAAACAACCAAGGTATTGTAGGACAGAGAACTCCAGCGACTATATGGATGCCTGTTGGAGATCAAAGTAATCGACCTGTCGCCTCTATGGATTTGACACTCTCAGAAAGATTGAATCTATTCAATATGAAAGCCAATTATTTCAACTATACAGGTGGTTGGAATCAAGTGAGGACTTATGTTGCTTCTGACATAAGCGCAAACTCAGGCTTGTACCATTATGACAATACAATCACGATACTGTGTGATCCCGCTTCTGCCGAAGAGTTTGTAACAGGTAGGATGATGACCTTTCAAAACCCATTCAATTCATTAGATCCTAACACGAGTCAAGCCGCAACGAATTTCTCAGGATTTAGCTCATCAACGGGATACGCTAAAAATCTAAGATCAATAACAGTTAATTACGCGAACCCTGATTTTCCTGATCAATTATTAAATCAACAATACATTGTTAACCAAAGTGCTGACACAATTCAAAATTGTTGGGTGGGTAGCGTATCTACTATATCCGATGGTGAATTTTGGTATTATACCGATTGTGACGGTGTTTATCATTCGGGAACAACACCGACACCAGGATCGATTTGTGTCAATGATTTATTTCCGTATGAAGGTGTTACTATAACAACAGCAACGTGTTCACAACCGAAATACTTGATGTATGTCAAGGCCAAATCCGACTGTGAGTATTTTCAGGTCATAACAGCAATGACATATCAAAATTTTGCGTCTTTAAACCCCTCACTTTATTCGGGTCAGAGAAGTCTCAATGAAAGATATATTGGAGGTGCAATGTATACATGGGAGGAACATCATGTTAGAACAGGATTTTTTGGTTTAGGGCAAGGGGCCAAAACGTGGTTACCAAATAATGTAACAAGGCCATATTTTGATATACCTGACAACAAAGAGGTTATGGTTGTCATTTTACAAAGAGGGGTTGATCCTAATAGTACAAGACAAACAACTACCGTAGATATATCAAGAATATGTGGACAACCCTATGGAACCGTACAAGTAACATCGAAATATAAATTGAATATTCCTATACAGACTGGGCTTGTTTTACCAAGACACGACCAATATTCCTCGAATGAAAGTAACCCTATTTTCTTTGATTCATACATTTTTGATACAGGATCAAATTATTCGGGTTACAGCACGAACATGCATACAAACTATTCTTCTTTGGATTCGACTAAAGTTGGTAACAATGGTTTTCAGGTATCTCCAACTAACACATATTCTATTCTGAGTCCTTCAAAAATTGATATTAACACAGGAAGTAATGGGGCGTATGTGAAGGCTAACACATCGGTCAATATTTTCGGAATGTCTGTCTATCCAATAGTAAGTTTGCAACCGAATTATAGAACGTTGGGTGTACCAGATTGGAATCCATATTGGGTAGTTTTTGGATCTTACTATAGTAGGCAGCCATGGTCACAAGGTAAAAAGATGAATGGTTATTGGAATGATGAATACGTAGAGGGAGGATCATATTTCTTTGCTTCTGTCGGAGGAAGCTTGGAAGAAGGTTTAGCATCCCTGAGATATGATAGATACGTTTATTTCTCACCAGCATATTCAACTGCCACAACGATGAACGTTCAGGCAAATACTCAAAAAATTGTGATGAGAACGGACAGACTTCCAACATCCACATCAAGATCAGGATATCTGAATAATACGTACCTATTACATCAAAATACAAATTTTGCATTTTATTTCATATCTGACGAAGGTGTGGTAGAGTCTTACGATACTGAAGGATCATCATTTTTGATAAACGACGCGGCTGAGGAATTGAGTGAATACGAAGAACAATTTGCAAGTACTTTCAGTTGTCAAGGACTGGTACCGTTAAAATGTTATTCTGGTGATTCTGAAAGTTTTGGTGTTTATCCAAAAACAGATAATTGTTACAAGAAAACAGTAATTAAAGGCGGTTGTTATGTTTTTGTTAGTAAGGTTATCTTGTCTCTTCCGAATGATTTCAAACAACTTGGGGAATTCAAGGCCAGGACAAGAATAAATTTTGCTGCTTGTAGGGGTGTCTTTGGACATACCTTTATCAATAATTGGGTTAATGGAGTATTGTATCATTTTCCATTTAGAAATTTAAGATTCTACAAACCACCAACTGATCCTGTTGACCCTAACGGTCCTTACAATGAATATTGTAATGACGTTGTGTTATTACATAATCAAACTAATAATTTCTATTACCGATCATCTCCATTCACAGGTTCTAACTTCGTTGGTAAACAAAGAACAGGAGGAAGAACAAGAAACGAAAAGGAAATCTTATTCCCTACAACAATTATGGATATGGGGCCAAGAGATGCTTTCACACAGGAGGTTACATTGAATGCAGACTTCTATGGGTATAATATAAATAAAATACCTACAACATCATTCAATGACCCACAAGACATATTGAGTCTATTTATCGTTTCGAGACAAGTTAGTTCCACTTGGTTAGCGAATATCATTGGTCTTGGGGATGGATCAGTAAATTCTTTCTTCAGTAGAGTTAAATCAAAAATTGATGGAGACTATGCTCAGATGATTTCTATAAATTCTGAGTTAGGTGTTCAAGAATTTAATTTTGAAGCCTACACTGCTCAATCAGGTACGAATGTTAACAATCCATTCTATGTAGGTCAGGACAGAAGTAAAAATCCTGTTATGGGAATATTTTTCTCATCTGAAACACAAACACGTGATTTAGTATCTCCGAGAAGATTGATTAGGAATGATAACGTTGACTACAATAATGCAATTTATGATTACTTGGGAAGTAACTCACAACTGATACCTTACTACTCTTGGACAACAAAAGATAGTAATTCAATTTTCGGTACAGAAAAAAACGAGTGGAAAACAAATACAATACAGAAAAGCTATTATCAAAGATTCAATAGAACTGATATTAATTCGAATTATTTCATGGGTGAGAATCCAAAGGCTGATTTCATGAGAGGGTACATCTACAATAGAAGTAACGTACTGTTCCAACCTGGTACATTGGCAGAGGCATATCAATTTGAAGGTGATAAAAATACAAGTGATTCACCGAGTTACGATCCTGTAAACTTAAACACATATTTCACTGTAGGACTACCTTATCATTTTTACTTTGGTTTATCTGTAGGCAAGTCTTCCATGAACAGATTTATTAAAAAATATGTTGCAACTGAATGATGGGACCAACAACGATAGTACCAAGTAGACTGAGATTTAAATCAGCACCAACTGTAGACCAAAGTCTTCAAGTATCTTTTGATGCGAAAGAAAACGAATTAACAGAGTATGATCGTGTTGCCTCAGTAAACTTAGCGGTTTTATTTAACGAGGAAAGACAAGCATCAACAACTTTCAGACCTACCTTTAAAGTAAGTCCAATTTATGAAAATGCTTACACGGGGACGACAGAATATATTCCATTCTTATACAATCTTTACTACGTTGATACTCAAAGATCTTTGTTGAGTGGTATTTGGAGAGGATTTCCTCAGTATTATGAATTTGAGTTCTTCAGACCTAACATACAAGATCAACACTTAACATACGTTGCCAAAAGTGCATACACTTATAATTGGTCCTATTATTTAAGTCTACCTGATAGTAATAACTTTACAAGGGAAATGTTTTGGACAGACGGTATCAATAGTTCAAATTGGTTGTCAGGTGATGGAATACCTTTTGTGGTAAAGAAATTACAGTTCGGTGGAACAAATTATATTTCTTTTGTTTGTATTGCGGAACATAACTTACAGATTGGAGACTACGTTGAATTATCAATAAATTATGATGGTAACAGAGTCTTTCAAGTTAATACCTTAGGTGACGGTACATTTGGATCATACCTTTACATCTTCAATATGACTGATGTTGGATATACTGGAACTACATTTGTAAATAACTCTAAGGGTACCTTTAAGAAAATAGTTGATATAACTAACTCGGGAGAATCCAAGTCAACTTATTACGTAAAGATGCATAAGATAATTACAAATGCTAATGATCTTGTTGTAACTAAAACAGGTTTTGAAGAAGTTCCATTTACTGCAAATAAAAAATTCGAATTTTCTTCACTAACCCCTAATAATATTTCTAGGATTTCACAGAAGAATGCATCATCAGTCTATACGTTCACGACAAACTATGATTTGAATATTGAAAATTTGTTGGACAATCAAAAAAGACCACTTAATGAAATCTTTTTGACAATTATCAACAAAGGATATTCAGGATACTTCAACAAACCAACACAAGGAACGGGAGTAAAAGAAGGTTGGCAATTTAATATCACTGAAAGGAATAATTTATATTGGGATAGTAATAATTTGAAATCTAATTCTAACATTGGATACTCATCATACACATTGACAAACGGGTCTACTGAGGACTTTTACTATAATTTGGATTTTAAATCTGGTGATACTCTATGTGGTGATTGGTGTGAATGGAATAATATAACACAACAAGAAAGAATTATTTCACCATACTATCAAAAAATCAAATACAACCAAGACATCTTCAAAAGTGAACAAGTTGCCACAACTAATCCAAGTGGATATTATTACCAACCTCACATAGGAATGGTGATTCGTGCGTTTTCTAATTATGTGGAGACAGGTGAATTGAGAAATGCTGATCAGGTTCCTTTTTGGGCATATTATTCAAATGCTTATGAACAGTTCATGTGGAGGGACGTATATGAATACGGATTCATTGATGAACAAGACAACGGTGTAGACTTTCCATTTTTGAATTTTTCACATTATCCGTTCAACGCATCACAATTCAGATTAATCCCTGATGGTGGATACGATATCGGAGGAGTCTTAACAGCCGGACCTAAGTTTGGTCCAATAAGTGGTTTCAGCATAAACACAACAACTGTTGTAACTAAACCTATTGTAGATGAATGTGAGTAAACAAATATTACTTTCAGGTACTGTGAACAACAGTATTAATATTCCAATCAATTTGGATTGGGAGTATTTGGATACAGAGGCGGATATTGTTGCGTTTCAAGACAAAGCAATAAAAGAACTATTAGCGTCTGACAAAGATTTCGAGGTTAATAGATTTGCGCATGCAGATTTCCAAAACTCAACTGAAATTAATTATGAGTTTTATTTTTATGAGGGGGCGGGTCTGACTAATGTTAATAATTGGAAAATAGACTATAGGGCTGAAGGATTCACAACACAAGAGATTTACTATTATGCCAACTCTTTCAGAAACTCTTTCTTTAAATTGGATCTTTATGACAGTCCGTTGGAAACTGAACAAACAAATTATGTCACAATTATTATCCCAACTCAACAAGGGGAGAGAATGGACACACTCATGCAGACAACGAATGTCCTCATAAGAAAACCTAAATTCATCTTGAATTATGTTGGTGATAAAGAGGGATTCTTCGTTTACTGGTTGAAGAAGAGAACATTTTTGGACGTATCAAGATTTTATATGTCAGCAAAATTCTTTGATGCTAAGATAGGACAATTTGTGAGAATGATGAATAGACCTCAGTCATCTATATTAGGGAACAAATATAATTTCTCACAGAGTGAATATTTTTATTATAGGTTGGATTTAGACTACGAAAAAAGAACATATCAAGTTTTTGATACATTCAACATACAACCACAAAGAGTAGGGGGATTGACACCCATAAAATGGTATGAATATATTAATCCATAATGCCAGATTACAATTACATTATATCACCTGAGGTTATTCAAGGAGATCTGTTCACTGTAAATTATTCAGGTACACCTGTTGGAGTTTACTCTGCGATGACACAAGTTCTATCATCGGGACCTGGTGGATCTTCATTATTAACAGGATTGACGATACCCATTTTGATCACTGAGACGGCATTGGATTGTGGATTTTATTCTCCTTTTGACGGAGCTGTTTATCAAAAAGATGTTGTTACCAATTTCATATTCTCGGCAACAACTTCAGCACCTTATCTTTATCATGTTTATAATACCTCAGATGAATTTAAGAAGTTTCTTGAACTATCCACATATACAATAGATTGGGGAGATGGGTCACCAAATAATAATTTTGATCAACTCACACCTGCATATATTTCACATCAGTATCCTACGGTGGTTAGTGCTTATACAATAACATTGACACAGAAAAATCCATGGGGTACGAACATTGTAAAAAAAGAAATCGTAACACCTTTCAGAGATGCCACAATAATAAATCCTAACGGGACTGCTTTCTTTATTTCAAATACAGGAAGTTGGTCTGCAACACCTATAAGTTACAATTTTATTTTTTCAGGAGACGCTGAGAATAACGTTCAAGACCAGGTGTCATCAACATTCACAACAGTTCCATATACAGTCTCAGGTTTGACTAATTCTAGAATCCAAGAGTTGGCTCAATATGGTCCACAGAAATTTATTGTTGGTGCTCCTGTAATTAAAGACGGAGGGATTTTTGGAGTGATAAATGATATATCACTTGTTGTGACGGGATACACAATTCAGAATGTTGATTATTATGATTTTGCTAACGGTGAAACAAGATTCTTTGTTAAGAGTTCAGGATTCACCGAAAATGAACTGACGGCTCAATTCTTTTACAAAGATCCTGCTTTACAAAAAGCGGTTGGAGATGCTGAGATTGTGACAAACTTATATGTTGAAAGGGGTAAGAACTCGGCATATGAACAAATACAAAGATTAGGTGAGGTTGATAACTTGGGGGATTTAATAAACTATGGATATAGATTCTTCAATGTTGAAACCAAATAAACAGATAAACTATTTATAGAAAATAACAAAAGAAAATGGCGATAGCTTCATACGGAACAATAAGACCAGCTGACTGTTCACCAGACGATATGGAGATAATTTTGAATTATACTCCGTCAAGAGACGTAACAAACAACTTCGTTTTGAAAAAACTCGATGCCAAAACTTTACTACGCCCTTATTTTAGTAACCAACAAATCGGTGGATCATCTGTCGAGATTTTAGGTGGATTATACAATTTAACTTTACCGGCAACAGAGTTCAATGCTTTGGGAATTTATACCCTTCTTATTAGACCTGCTCAAGTGAGAACTACAATCATTGATTGTGGTGTGTTAAGTGCTTTACCAAATGTGAAAGGATTAGTATTAGATCTTAATCTCATACCACAAGAGTATAGAAACAAATTTGTACCTCAGGGACTTGTTGGATTCAGAATCGAATACTTGAACGCAGATGGAACTAAGATTCCTAACTTCTTCAGAATTGTAACATCGAATTTCTTCTGTGAGCCTGTTGTTACGAATCAAGTAAACACACAACAAAAATCGATAAGATACAGATATACGGATAGTACTGCGAATCTTATGTTCTTGACCCTATCACCATCATCATCACCTACGAACAAACCAAACGCTACACCATACATTGGACAACCTGATCAAGATATTATTTTGACGAATACATTTTTCAATCCTGTAACAATCGATATTGAGATGGTTGAGTATGATGTTTCAACACTAGCAATCGCACTTTACGGAAATCAGACCAAGTCTATTGATGATGGAATCTACACCATCTATGACTCTAACAACAATATATTCAGACAATACAACTTGTTTGAAATTAGGGACCAATTCAATGATCTTCTATATGAGGTTAGACAAAATAGAGGTGATAATATCGATTTCAGTAAAAACTTCAACACGATTATTAGTTAATGGCTCAACAAGTAAAATATTTTTATCCACCTAGACCTGGTAGTGGGGCTGGTACATTCTCCGACAATATTGTAGGTTTACAAACTGTTGAGGGTGGAGGTCTTACGCAAGGTAATTTCGAATTTACAACAGGTATTACAGAAAAAGTTAACCGTGAATTTAATATTGGTGCCTTTTCAAAACCTATCAGTTTAGAAGATTTACAAGTGGATCAACTTGCGGAGAGCAGATTGATTTTTGCAAAAGAATTTAGAGTTTATCCGAATTTGGATTTGACTGAAGTTACCAACTTCTCTATGTATGGTTCTTTGGCTAAAAGATTACAAGTATCTGTTACAAGAATTATCAATAAGTTTCCGGCTTCTTTAGATGTGAGGTTCATGAACCAACAATCTTTGACTGGTTTTACTGCATATAATATTGTTTACGATGGGATAAACGATGAAACAATATTTTCTGTTGATGTTGATCGATTGACAAATCCTTTTATGATTGATTATTCGATTTCTGCGGCAACAAATATACTAGCCCGTGAGATTGTAACATCACCGTTGAGGAACCTCAACAGTACTTATCTTGATTACTGCGTTGCGATCACGAATACAGGTAACACAAGTAACCCTTACGATATCTTCAAAGTCCTTTCTTTTGAACCCTCAGATAGTTTGGCGACAGGTACATTAACATTTTATGTTTCGGGATCACCGTTCGGAACAACAGCAACAACCTATTCTTCCAACTACCACATCAGACCAAATGATTTAGTAGTGGACCAAGTATTTGCCGAGTCATTCGATGAGATTGAAAAATTCCTTCTCAATAGATTGATAGAACCGCCTTACACTGCGGTATTCCAGGTGCCTAGTGAGGATGAAAACGGTCAGTTCTACAACAACTTTACAACTTTAACTTGGCCTTTGGAGGGTACATGGAACTTGGACATCAGGACCAATGCTTTTGATGAGTACTTAACACAACTTGCATTTGTTTCAGAAGAACTTGATTCGTACAAGACTAATTTAATCTCGCGTTTCTTGATTCAAGACTCATTCAAGGAGTTTGATACAAAGGATAGAAAGGTTGAAAAGATTCTTCAAATCTACGGTAGGAGTTTCGATCAAGTTAAATTATTCATTGATGGTATGGCTAATATGACTTCAGTTAATTACACCATTCAGAATGACATTCCTTCTTTGTTATTGAAAAATTTAGCCGCGACTTTAGGTTGGGAACCAAATATATCACCGATTACAAATGAAAACTTTTTGGATTCTGTGTTCGGTCAGACAAATGCACCGGCTTACCCGGGTTATGCTAGAGCTTTAACTCCAACTGAATTGAATTACCAATACTATAGGAATCTTATTCTAAACTCGGGTTATCTATTCAGATCTAAGGGTACGAGAAGATCAGTAGAGTTTCTTCTGAGACTGGTTGGAGCACCTGAAGCGTTGATTGAATTCAATGAAAACATATATGTTGCCGATCAAAGAATTAATTTAGATCAATTTGCCGTTCAATATGCAAAGATATCAGGTGGAACATACGTAGATAATGTTCCAAGTTTATCTTCAACAGTAACATATAAGCTTCAAGGTCAGGTTTACAGTGCTTTCACATCAACGACAATATTAGAGGAGGTCAATGTTGGATTATCTGACTTTCCTATGGACATTGAGGGATATCCAAAGGCGCCAACACCAAACGAAGAGTACTTCTTCCAAGTTGGAGCGGGTTGGTACGAATCAACACCACAACATAGGAGTCCTGAAATCCCGTTAGTTGAGAATGTTTTCACAGGAACCAACCCTACTTTCCAAACTGTCTTAGAACCCTTCACTTATGGTCAGATCTATTTAGAAAGATTTAGAGATTTCCCTTACATGACTGAGGGATTCAAATTACAGAAAACGATTGATAACAAAAAGTCATGGGTCTCTGATGATGAGGATCTTAGAATTTCCACAGATGCTGGTTATGATGCCTATTATTATATTGATAAGGAAAAACTTGTTCTAAATGTGAAGAATGTTGATTTATACCTCAATCCAGGTCAAGGTTTGGTGTATGATGTATGGAATCAATCGAGACTTTATGATTATCCAATTCCTGAAACAGGAATGACTACACCTTTTCCAACAATCGGAGGGGTAGATTGGACTTTCATCAATCCACAACCTAAGAAAAAGACTTTCTTTGAGTTTGCACAGACATTTTGGCAGAATACGATTAATGTAAGAAATAGATTGTACATAACCGATGGACACACTGGGGGATATCCAACACTTTCATCGATATTTTGGAAGTATTTGGAACAGGAAAATACCATTGGAATACCAAATAACAATTACACATATCAAAAACTGATTGATTATGTTGAGGGCTTAGGTCCCTATTGGATGAAGTTGGTTGAGCAGATGATTCCGGCAACAACAATTTGGAATTCAGGTACAAGATTCGAGAATTCCATCTTCCAAAAACAGAAGTATGTTTACAGAAGACAAAGAGGATGTCAGTTTGTTCCCGTACCGGCTGACGCATGTTATATTGTGGGAAGTTGTTTCAATTACGATTGTTCAACTGAATTTGTTGAATTCAAAGTATTCCCATGGTTGAACGGAAACGGCACTGTCACAAATTTCCAAGGGGTTCTTGCACAATCACTACAAACATATTTAGCTGAAGAAGAATTAACGTTGAATGATTGTATAACAAATACACTTTCCACAACTTGGTATGTAGATTTAAAACTAGGGGACGAACAAATAATCCTATACCCATTCTATCAAGGGGATGGATTGAATGATGTACCTACTAATAGTCTTTGGAAAAACAGTTTGGCAGATAATTTAGATAATTTATATCGTTATGGGTTGAACTATTTCCTAAATGGAAACACTTTGAACGTTACAAATATGGATTGTATACCAAAAAATCTTCAAACACTTCTAACACTCAATGTTGGGATAAACATTTCAATAAATTGTGCAAATGGCGTCGTTTAATTACATTGTTTTTGTCACGGGCGATTGCCAAAACAACGGAAGTGGAAGTATCCAAGTCGGATTTTCAGGAGGTACTCCTCCGTATACAGTTCAATGGCAACCACCATTGGGATATTCGAATTATCTGGCATATAATTACGATTATTTGGATCCATTGTCAATTAATTTGACATATGCATTTGCAAACGGTCTTTCAGCGGGAACTTACGCATTCAGAGTTAATGACTCTACGATGCCTGTAAACTTGGAGTTTGATGTCAACGTTCCTGTTTCATCAGGAAACTGTGCAACAATCATAGACGTGTCAGCAACAACATGTAGCCAATCAAATGGAAGTGTGACTGTTCAAGACTCATCTAACTTTTCAGAGAGTGCTTACTTTCTTTACACTTTCAATGGGGAACTTTTACAATCAGCAACAACTTCACTTGAAACCGTTACTTTCCAACAACTTTCTGCGGGAACATATTACATTGAGGCAGTAGACTTTGGTGGATGTACAGGAACAACACAAACATTCATTGTGAATCCATCTGTGGAAGTTGATTTCGGTTTCTATATTGTCCCTGATACACAGTGTGGACAACCATCAGGTAAATTAATTATTACGGGACAAACAGGTGTACAACCATGGACTTACATTTGGAATGATGGTTCAACTGGTAGTACTCTTACGGGACTAACAGCTGGTACTTACGCAGTAAAAGTTACTGATGCAACCGGATGTTCAAAAATTAGGGAACAATCAATAGGTCAAGTAGATCCTGTTGGTCTTGGAGGATTTGTCGTAGATAATATTCCTACTTGTTTAAACTCCGATGGTGTAATAACCATGACAATAACTGGCGGTACAGGCCCATATTATTATTCGGCATCCACAGGACAAATTGATGTGTCATATTCACAGAGTTTCAGTTTGAGTGGAGTTCCTGCGGGATCATATAATTTCTTAGTGACTGATGCTGCTTTGTGTAAATTTAGTGCGGGTATCGATTTAGCCACTGAAAATGGAATATCTGATATTATTTTATCGGTTAATCCAAGTTCATGTAGTAATGCTGACGGATCTATTTTAGTAACTGCTTTAGGGGGTACTTCACCATACACGTTTACATTAATTTATCCCGACGCATCCACTTTCTCAATTACATCTAATGCAGCTTCATATACATTCACTGAACTATCAGGAGGTACCTACACTGTGATCCTCGAAGATAGTAATGGATGCTATTTCTTACAAGAATCCGCAATACTTTCGAGTAACTCATTTACAATTACAGGAACAACAACAGGTACAACCTGTGCTGGAAATAATGGAATTGTGTTGGTTGAAAAATCAGTCGGAGGTATTTCTCCATTCGATTACTCCTTAGATGGAATTCAAAATATTTTAGATACAACAGCAAGTGCGATAACTTTTACGAACGTTTCTTCAGGACAACACCAAATTACTGTAACAGATGCTTCAGGTTGTACACAAACTCAACAAGTATTTGTCAATACAAGTGTTCCGTTGATTTATAACCTATACACAACATCATGTGGACAAGGATCTGATGGTTCAATAACCGCTTTTATATCTGACGGTATTCCACCATTCACGTACCAATGGTCAGATAACGTACCGGGTAACCCTCAAGATATCGTTGCTACAGGTCTCACGGCAGGAACCTACTCAATTACGATTATAGATTCTTCTGGATGTAGTCAAACGAGATCAACAGTGATCGATTGTGATAAAAATTATGTTTCGTATCAAACTTACTTGGTAGGTGAAGAAACATTCTCATTCGCGGCGGGTACAAAAAGAGGACTTGCCCAGATAATGAATGGTGGATTTGACGAGCTCACATCAGGAAGAACAAATTGTGATCTTGTAACCGCTACTTTCGTTGCAAGAGTAGAAGTGCAACCTTTGGGTGTTGAACTTGACCAAGAGTTTTATGTATCCAATAGTTTAGTTGACGCGGCACCTGATTCACAAGAAGTGATTGTTGAACTAATTATATTATACGACATAAGGTGTTTGTCATGACAAGAGTAGAAATTTTATCAGTAACGGGGGGTACATACCCAATAAATGTTTATGTTTCAGACATTTATGGTAACTATCAGACCCTGATTTATACAATTACCTCAGGTAATCCTATACCTCCGCAAACAGGTGCGACCCTTTCATCTGTGTTTGCTACTGCACCTGCCATTCTTTTAACAATGGTTGATGCAAATGGTTGTGAAAGGATGGAACTTTTAGAATGTAGATTCGGATGTTCATTCTTGATTACTATTCATACAGTGTCTTGTGTCACAGATATTACAATTAGTTCCTCATCCTGTGAGGTTGGTGGGTTATCAACCGTTGAAGCTTCTTGTGTTACATCATTGAGTTTAACGGATCCTAACTGCGAGGTAATTCTAGCTTGAGAAAAATAATTGTAATAATATCAATGATAAATTAGTAGAAAAGGGTATTTATAAAAAAAATCTTGAATGAGTCTTTATTCGATATTCGTTGTTAATAATGCCCCAGGATGTGACAACTCAATAGAACAACAACTTACAGTAACAGGCTGTACAAGTTACATAGTGCGATTAGCTTCGAATTCGAATGCTTTAGGTCCATTTGATGTTTATTATTCAACTTTCCCAATAGGTCTTACAGGAGCGACTTTAGCTTATTCTGCTCAAACAAGAACTGACATGTTCAATGGTGTGGTAATCACCTTCGAGTGTGTCACTCCAACTCCAACTGCCAGCCCAACACCAACACTTACTCCATCACCAACAGCAACTGTTGGAACTAGCCCGACTCCTACTGCAAGTACAACAGAAACTCCGACACCTACGCCAACTCCGACGACTACTCCGAGTGAAACCCCTACACAAACACCAACTCCTACCACCTCTCAAACACCAACAACTACACCGACACCAACAACTACATTATCAGCAACGCCAAGTGAGACACCAACTCAAACGCCAACAGGAACACCAGCAGCAACTGCAACTCAAACACCAACCCAGACTGCAAGTGAGACACCAACTCAAACGCCAACACCTACTGAAACACCAACTCAAACACCAACAGGAACACCAGCAGCAACTGCAACTCAAACACCAACTGAGACGCCTACTGAAACTCCGACTACAACCCCATCTGAGACGCCTACAAACACACCAAGTGTAACACCAACTAACACAGAAACACCTACAACAACTCCGACTGAGACACCAACAAATACTCCTACTCCTTCGATAACGGCAACATCTACTGAAACACCAACACCAACTCCTTCAATCACCGCATCCGCGACTGAGACGATGACCCCAACTCCAACACCAACTATAACTCCAACTGAAACAGTTACGCAAACTCCGTCTCCAACAGAAACTGCAACGCCAACTCTAACACCAACTGAAACTACAACACCAACACCTTCGGTTACAACCACAGCGAGTCCAACAATGACCCCAACTGAGTCTCCAACGCCAACGGCAACAATAACACCAACTGAAACACCAACGCCAACACCAACACCAGCTCCATTACAAGGTTATTTATTGATTGAACCACAAGCGGCAACTGCACAATTCAACGGATGGATGTCATCGCAAGGATCTTCGTTTAGAGGTTTTTGGATTAATACTCCGACAACAGCAAACCCAATAACATTCAATGATCAATTCAATGCTTATTTATCATTCTCAGGATGGGGTGTAACTGCACCATCTATCTTGACAGGTCCTATTTCTACGACTTCGGGAGGTAACGATGCCTTCGGTAATCCGATAAACGCATACCTATTCCAAACAACAAAAGTTTCAGGTGGTACAGCAGGAAATGCATGGTATACTTGGATCGTTTCAACAGGAGCAACTAATGGACAAAAGATTAGTCAGATTTCTACAAACATCGCGGGTAATCCAAACGCGCTTACAGCAAGAAATATGACCGCAGCATACTATAACATTACTGTTGAATACACTGGTGGTACAATACCGGCAGGTACTTACAGAGTGTATACATCAAATACTAACACAGACTTCAGAATAAACGCATCAGTTTCCGATATTTACTTTAAAGGTAACACCCTAATATAAAAAAATAAAAAAGACATGAGCTTTCAGTACAAAAATCCAATCTCGGGAACGTTATTAAACGGACCCGATTCGGTTGCACTTGATAACCCCCAAGGTACAAACTTCTCTGTATTATCCATTGGAGGATACATGGAGGTTTATTCGCACCAAGACTTAATTTATGATCCAATAGGACCAGGTGGATCAGTCACAAATTCGGCAAATACTATTCCTATTGAGTTTGCTTATAATACACCATTTGCGGTTCCTGATCAGGTATACATCAATAGTGATGAGATATCAACAGGAAGACGTAGAATTGGTATGTTGGTTTATGTGATATCAGCCGACACAACCTATCAACTTCAAATTGACAACTATCCTGCACTTTGGGATGCAGCAGAAATTTCAGGTGCTTTGGTACCTTCAGGTGACAACTTCATCTGTACCAATGCAACTGTTGCAGGTCAGAACTTTATCGACGCATGGACAGGGTCTACTATTGAAGGTGTTAGTGGTGTTACAAGAAGTAATGCTAGATGGAGAATTTTTAACACAGCTTCATCTGGTGGAAATTTATCTGTTTCTGATGGTGTTACAACTGTAACTTCGGTTACAGGTATTACTATTTCAGGTGGTACTGTTATCAGTGGGGGTACAGGTGCAGCAGAAATCGTAATTTCGGGTGGAACAAGTGGATCGTCTGGCACAAGCGGTACTGATGGAAGCTCAGGTACAAGTGGTATAGATGGATCATCAGGTACAAGTGGTACCGATGGAAGCTCAGGGACCAGTGGTTCATCAGGAACTTCAGGACAGGACGGTAGAGCATCAGGATTGATTTATTATTTCAATCAGTCTGAAACAGATGGTTCTTTCAAAGTATTGGGAACAAATGCGGATAATTTACCGCAATCAACATATACAGATACAATATTAACAGGTCAAACAGTAATATTCGGTGAATACATTTCACCTCTTGGTAATCCAGCTGTTACTGTTATTCCTTCAGGAATTTGGTCATTCTACTTTCACTTATCAAGAACAGTAGGACCAGTTCAAACAGCTGCACAAGTTTATAAGATAAGCTCGGGTGGTACTCAATCTCTATTATTCACAACCGATTTTGCTCTTATTCAGAGTACATCTCCAACAATGGTATTAACAGATACATTCTATTCGGGTTCAACTTTGGATGTATCCGATAGAATATTGGTTAAAGTATTGGTAGAAAACATCGGAGGTGCAACATCTTCAGTGACTTTCTACTCAGAGGGTGATGTACACTATTCATATGCTGTTACACCTTTGGGTGTTACAACTGGTACAAGTGGTACATCAGGTTCTTCTGGTACTTCAGGATCAAACGGTACAGACGGTTCTTCAGGAACTAGCGGAACAGACGGATCAAGTGGAACTTCAGGATCTAATGGTACGGATGGTTCTTCAGGAACTAGCGGAACAGACGGATCAAGTGGTACATCAGGTACTTCTGGTTCTAACGGTACTGATGGTACAAGTG